TGCGCCTTAAAGGGGAAAAGAGTTTGCAATCCCATTATAGATTGGTCGGACGATGATGTATGGGATTACATACGAGGCAATCGCATCGAAATAAATCCGCTATACCGAGAAGGATTTAAGAGGGTAGGCTGCGTCGGATGCCCTATGGCAGGAACCAAGAGCAGGCAGCTTGAATTTGCAAGATACCCAAAATACAAGGGTATGTATATTCGGGCATTTGACCGGATGGTACAGGAACGGATCAGGCGCGGGAAAATGCAAGGAACATGGCGGGCCGGAACGACAGGCCGAGACATATACCATTGGTGGATGGAGGATGGTGTATATCCGGGACAAATGGAATTTGGGGATTATGGAGAGGAGTTTGAAGTATAAATGCCGAAAACAAAAATCGAGTGGCGCGACATCACCTGGAACCTGGTGACTGGTTGCCGCCATGGGTGCGAATGAGGTGTGAAATGGAAGCAAGAAGGATCGACAAAGCCAAAAAATCCAACCGACGGTGCGTCAACTGTATGCACTGGAACCGGAGAACAGAGGCTGGGAGATATGATATTTGCCCTGTTGCAGGCGGCAAAAGGATTCATTACTGGAACTGCTGCGAACACTTTGCGTGGGCAGTGGACAAGCTCTATATAGACAAACAGGAGGTGCAGAAAAAGTGATCGTCATCGCTTATTACAGAGACAAGGAGGGCAAAATCGTCGGCCATCACGATTCTCGCGGAAAAACACTTGAGGAGATGAAAAAGCTGGCAGAGGCGTTCAACCGGGATAGCGAAAAAAACGGGCGGACAGGCTACCTTGAGGAGGTCGAAGATGACAGCCTTACAGCATATTTGTTCCGCAAAGAACAGGAAAGAAAAAAATACGACAAGGGAACACTGCGCTATGCGATTGACTGTGCGGAGGCTGCTTTAGATGCTGTGCGAGACTTGGAGGGTTAAGAGGCCGCTCCGCCATACTAATACAGACTGAAAGGAGGGTACGAATGGTTGAGAAAATTTTTTGCAACAACGCCCAGGAGCAACTGCAAGCGTTGGAGGCAGAAAGCGTCAATGTCTGCGTAACGTCACCTCCGTACTATGGCCTCCGGGACTACGGTGTGGCCGGCCAAATTGGCACCGAAGAAACGCTGGAAGAATACATAGACCATCTTGTAGATATTTTTCGCCAAGTCCGTCGAGTTTTGCGGTCCGATGGAACGCTTTGGTTAAATATCGGGGATTGTTATGCAACAGGCACAAGAGCAAGCAGGCAGCAATCGAGAAATCCAGGGGTTGGGTCTAACAGGCCAGAAGCCCAAAACAGCAGGCCAAGGATCGGGAATCCTGCCGGCTGTAAAACAAAAGACCTTGTTGGTGTCCCTTGGGCGCTGGCATTTGCCCTTCGGGCGGATGGGTGGTATTTGCGGCAGGACATTATTTGGCACAAGACCAACGCTATGCCGGAGAGTGTGCGGGACCGCTGCACAAAAGCCCATGAGTATGTTTTCCTGCTGTCAAAATCGGAGCGATATTACTTTGACGCAGCGGCGATCCGGGAGCCGTGTGGGACAAAAGGGAACGCCAGAACCTTCCGGGGCAGCGGTGCTTATACCGGTGGGAGAGCCTTCCAAAACAGCGCCTGTGTAGAGAGAGGGAGCCATGGAAATGGCACAAACAGCACCGGGGCCAGGAACAAGCGGAGCGTCTGGAGCATCGCCACAAAAGGATTCCGTGGTCCACACTTTGCCACTTTCCCGGAAAAACTGGTGGAGCCGTGTGTGTTAGCGGGATGCCCGGTTGGAGGAGTGGTTTTAGATCCCTTCGCAGGGACGGGGACGACCTGTGTAGTTGCCAAAAGGTTAGGGAGACAATTTCTCGGTATAGAAATAAAACCAGAATACGCAGAAATGGCAATAAAAAGGCTCAATGATACTACATTGGGACTGGGTAAAGAAACGTAGACGGGCCAAAACGAGTAAGGCCGGCAGAAAAAGAAACAGGCGAGGAAGTCTTAACGTTCTGCAAAGACCACAATGTAGAAATTTCCAGCCGCTTTATTTTCAAGACGGATAGCGTCCTTGTCAGAGTGAGACGAGGGGACTATGCCATCGACGAACACATATCCGCTCGCCTCACAACCGGTGCAGGCTTCGGTCTCACAATAAGGTTAATCCTGCGGCAGATAACCGACGCATTAAACAACATGGAGGAAAAGAAATGAGCAAGAAAAGAAAATGCAGGTATACCCCGGAGGAGCAGGCGCTCCATAAAGAAGCCGTGCGTCTGCGGAACATGACGGATAGGCAGCTGGTGGAGGAGTTTCACCGGTCTGCGGACACTGGAATCGTCACCAGCGCCAGCCAGCGCCCCCAGGAGAGCCGCGAAGTAGGAGGGACAGCCGGAGACGCCTCGGCGGTTCAGAGCCTCCTTGATGCGCTTGCAAGGGGCGAATGTAGGGGCATCAAGGGAGGGATCGCCCACAAGGTCGCCCAGTTCGCCGCGGAGCGGGGGCTGGTATGAGGGATGCAGCGCAGCACTTCCAGGCGGTCGCTGTCGGCAAACGAAGCAAAGTGGCCGGGGCCTTTTGGGAGGAAATGATTGATGCGGCCTGCCGACACTATCGGGCAAAAGGGATAGCAGAGATCAGCAAGACCCCGGAACCGATGCGGCAGATCAGCGCCAAAAACAGCAAGGGCCAGTTTATCGCCTGCTACACCAAACAGGCCCAGCCGGATTATAAAGGAACGCTGGCTGGGGGCCGGGCCGTCGTCTTTGAGGCAAAACACACCGACGGTGGGCGTATGAACCGGAGCGTGATAAGCCCGGAACAGGAAAAACAGCTTGACAGCCATACAACTCTTGGCGCCGAGTGCTTTGTGATGGTATCATTCGACTTCCGGCAGTATTTCAAAGTACCCTGGCCCATCTTTCGAGACATGAAGCAGCACTATGGGCGCAAGTACATAACCCCGGAGGATGTCGGAGCATATGAGGTCAAGTACAGCGGCGGGGTGCTAAGATTTCTTGGATAGAGGGAGGGAAGCCTGTGAACGAAAACGGACCGGACATCCAGAAAATCATATCAGCAGCGGTCGAAGCGGCGGTCGCCGCCGGACTGACGGGCCTTGATGAAAAGATAGAGGCAGCAATCAACCTTGCCATGCCTATTGCGCTGCAGGTGGGCGCAGAGGTTGGAGCCAAGGTTGGGGCGGAGGCCGGGGCAGCCGCAGCGGTGAAAGCGGCAGAGCGTGAACGTAAACGCCTTCAGCGCCAGCAGACCGATAAACGATACCACGACACGAAGCTGTTGATACGGAAGTACCGGCAGCTAAACGAATACTATCAGAATGCTGTATTCGACGCAGATGAAGCGGAGGAGACCGACGAGGACTTCGAGGAGATCATGCGTAGCTTCGGAGTGAGTTTCCGAAACGAGGAGATCACCGCAGACAGCATAAAGCGCAACTACCTCGTTACCCGCGTGGTGATGACCCATATCAACAAAATGCTCGGAGTGTTCCGGGCCATGTGCGAAAAGAGCGGTAAGGTCTCCGACAGGCGTCGGTGGAGGATTCTTTACAGCCTGTACCTTTCGGACACGCCGGCTACGGCGGAGGAAATTGCAAAGCAAGAGGACATTAGCAAAAGAGCTGTCTACGACATTGTGGACAGGTGCATCCCCGACTTGACCGTATTATTTTTCGGGATCAGCGGGATTGACGAGCTTTGAAGGAGGGATACTGCACAAAAACTGCACTTGACATTCATTCCCAAAGATGATAAACTGTAACTTGTAAAATAATATAAAGAAAAGCGTTGCCTTTTGGGAAACTTCAAAGGGCAACGCTTTTTTTGTAAGCAAATATGACGCAAAAAGAATCGCTTGTGTGAATTGCGGCATGATTTAGCCTCTACAAAAGACATTTCTGGAGGAAATATGAACGAAGCAAACTGGCCTTACAAACCGAACATGGTGCAGATTGAAACTGTGCAGGGCTGCAATCGCCGGTGCAAATTCTGCGGCACGATGGGGATAGAGAGGGCGTTCCACTTTGCGGAAATCGAGACTGTCCAGCACACCTGCAAACTGATACAGCAGGCAGGGCTGAACTGCCGGATACTGCTGGCCGGGCACGGGGAGCCAACACTGCACCCGCAGCTCCCGCAGCTCATACGAGCAATACGGAAGATTCTGCCGGGGAATATGATCCACCTATTCACGAATGGGACGATCATCGCAAAGCACCCGGAGATGGCGATAGACCTTTTCTCCGCCGGGTTAAATGACCTTGTGTTCGACGAATATAGAGACAGCAGGGTTGGAGAATTTGTCAGGAGTGACCCTATATGCAGGGGGTTCCCCATTTTCGAGCAAGGAAATGGGGTGCCCCTTTTTGCAGCCAAAAAGGTCAGCCAGCAGAGAATCTGCATTACCCCGCCGATAGATGGCGACGGAAACACGGCAAGCCGGAAACTCAATAATCACTGTGGAGCCGGGATGCGGGCGGCGAAGAAGCCCCTCGAAGCAAAGTGCGCCATTCTGTTCCGTGATTTTTATGTGCGGTGGGACGGGAACGTCGCAATATGCTGCAACGATTTCCGTGGGGAATACTTTGTCACGAATATCCTGGACTGCAAAACACTTCACGAGGCGTATTTCCACGGACGCCTGGAGAGTGCGAGGCGATTTCTTATGGTGGGCGACAGACGGGCGGTCTATCCGTGCAGCATCTGTACGGCAAAGCCGATAAGACCAGGGCTCCTACCGGACGCAAGGGGCCAGGTGAAGATGCCAAAACCTACGGCCCAGGACTATGCAACGGTTAGGGCAAGAACAAAACCGCTTGCGAAGATCGTTCGGCGGGAATGGGAGGTAGGCCATGATTGAGAAGCCGCAGATGGAGAAACTGCTTGCCCGGAGGTGGGGTGCCTTCCCTATCTGCATCCCGTCGTACAAGCGGTGGGACAGAAAAGAAAACAAGACCATCACGGGTATCATCGAGAAGTGCGATGCGGAATTGCAGGCGAACACCCATGTCTTTGTGCGGGCGGAACAGGAGCAGGCATACAGGGCCAGCTTCCCGACCGTCAATATCGTTGCTTTGCCAGAGGTACACGGTCTGGCTGGAACAAGGCAGTACATCCAGGACTATGTCATCTCCACGTTGAGAAAGCCCTATTTCATCGACATGGACGACGACATCACGCAACTCAAGTACGTGTTCCATGACCCGGCAGGCGATCACCTCTCAAAGGCCGAGGAGACCAACTACTCGCAGATCATAAGGCTGGGATGTAGCATCGCACGGATGGCGTTCGAGGAGAGCAGGTGCGTCCTTGGAAATTTCCACCGGGTACGGTTCGCCTCGAATTTCCCTGCCAGCCAAATGGCCTATGTGGTGAACAAAGGCTCCACACCAAGGCAGGTGACATTTGTAAACGCAAAGGAGCTTACCCTCCGGGGGGTGAAACGGAACCTTGACTTCGACGAAACAGGGGACGATGTTGGTTTTGTGGCCGAGATATGCAAAAGGGGCTGCGATATGTTCCAAATCCCCTGCCTGGCCTATGCGTTCGTGGATGATGTGGTGAACAGCGTTATCAGGAACGATGGCAACCGGCGCAGGCTTGCCGCCCAAGAATATGCGCTGCTCAGAAGATACCCTATGCGGGACTATCTAAAGATCACCCAGACCTTTGAAGATGGCAGCTATAAATTTTCCGACATCGACTATGGAATGTACCGGAAAATTTGCGGCAGGCCCAAAAGAGAGGTCACAATAGAGGAGTTTGTCCGCTGGGCAAAAGCGAAAGCGACACAGAAAAAAGGAGGCGCCCCAAAGTGAAAACGGCAATTATGAAGTTGACGGAGATCACTCCGGCGGAATATAATCCCCGGAAAACACTCAAGCCGGGGGACACAGAGTACGAGGCCCTTAAAAACAGCCTGGAGCGGTTTGGGGTGGCGGAACCGCTGATCGTGAACGAGGCGACCGGCAATCTGGTGAGCGGCCACCAGCGGCTCAATGTCCTGTTGGAGATGGGCGTTGAGGAGGTCGAGGTCGTTCTCGTCAAGCTGGACGAGGACCAGGAAAAACTCCTCAATATCGCCATGAACAAAATTGAGGGCGAGTGGGACTACAAAAAGCTGGAGGCTCTTTTCGGTGAGATTTCCGCAGTAGACATCAAATTCACAGGCTTTTCCGAGGAGGAGTTGCAAAGCCTGTTCGAGGATGGCGGCTACGGCCCGGACCTCGGAGACAACGAGCCGGAGGAGGACGGCGTCGCAGAAGAGGGCAGCGGCGGGGTCGAGAAGGGGGCCGCAGAGGAGCAGGAGCCGCCAAGACGGGATTTCAACATCTTCCTTTCGTTCCCCACGAAGGAGATTGCGGAGAAGTGGCTGAAGGACCGCGGCATCGACCTGGAATACATAGGGATGAATCGAAATATCACAATCAGAATGGAGGGCCTGGACTATGGTGCGGGAAATTAACATCGTAGAACTGAATGCGGCGCAGTACAACCCGCGTATCGCCCTGGAACCGGGAATGCCGGAGTGGGAAAAGCTCAAGGCGAGCATCGAACAGTTTGGGAATGTGGAGCCGGTCGTCTGGAACCAAAGGACCGGTAATGTTGTTGGGGGTCACCAGAGGCTTGCCGTGCTGAAAAGTATGGGATACGAAAGCGTCCCCTGCTCCGTGGTAGACCTCGACGAAAAAGAGGAGAAGCTGCTGAATATTGCCCTCAACAAAATCAAGGGCCAGTGGGACTACGACAAACTGGAAGAGATTTTGAGCGGCTACGATTATGAGGTCGCCACCGCCAGCGGGTTCTCCGCAGAGGAAATCGCTGTCATCCTTGCGAGCAACGATGGCCTGGGCGATGACACCGACTACGGCGACTGGGACGACAGTGAGGAGGAGACCATCGTCGGCGGAAGCTATGTCGTAACGTTGGTGTTCGCAAGCGCAGAGTTGGCAACGCAGTGGGCAGAAAAAGAGGGCTACAAAGACCAAATTCGGGAGGGCAGCAATACGACCGTCATCCGTGTGGAGGGGTAAGACATGGAAAAAGAACATCTCAAGCAAGATTATGCCTCCCCCCGGTGGACCATGGAGATCCCCGACTGCTCCATGCCAATGACCTTTGACACTTACAGTAAATGCGCCTACAACTGCCTGTACTGCTTTTCGTACTTCCAGAAAAGTCACACTTTAGACGGATACAAGGGCGGCAGGCCCAGGTGCGTAAACCCCCGGAAGGTCATCAACCTCTTTGAGAGTGCGATGAAGAATGACCGGCAGGCTGTCACGAAGACTGAATTGCAGTTCTTCCCCTACATCCAGAACCGCCGGATCATGCAGTGGGGCGGCCTGGCAGACCAGTTCGACGAATGGGAACGGCGGCACGGCATTACGCTGGAGCTGCTGCGGTACTTCGACAGGATCGACTATCCCCTGTCTTTCAGCACAAAGGCAGCGTGGTGGACAGAGGACGAACGGTACATGGAGCTGTTCGCCCGGCACACACATAACTGGCACGTAAAAATCTCAATCATCACAGCAGACAAGGAAAAGGCCCGGCGGATCGAGCGCGGTGTGCCCCCCCCGGAAGAGCGGATAGCGGCAATTAAGCGGCTGGCCGACAGGGGGGTACACGTTACACTCCGCCTGCGGCCTTTTATTCTTGGGGTGTCAACGGATTTCAAGCGCCTCATATCTATGGCCCATGAGGCAGGGGCAGATAGTGTGACGACAGAATTTTTCTGTATGGAGGCCAGAGCCAACGCTGACCTCAAGAAACGCTACGCCGAAATGAGCAAGGTTTGTGGCTTTGACATCCACAGGTATTACATGGAGAACAGCAGGCAGCACGGCTATAAGCGGCTCAACCGAGGCATCAAGGCCCCCATCATCCGGGAGATGATGGAATGCGCCCACAGCCTTGGCATGAGATTCCATGTCAGCGATGCCTTTTGCCGGGAGTGCAACGATGCCTGTAACTGCTGCGGCGTTCCCCCGGAATGGCAGGTAAGCCAGCAGGGGCATATTGGGCAAGCGATTATCATCGCCCGTGAAAAGGGGGAGGTCCATTTCTCCGACATCGCCGCTGACATTGGGCGGTATTTCGACTTCCCGTGGTGTGGTGCGGCGGGCTACAACACTGGAAGTAACAGGGCTCGTGCCCTAAACTATGACACCACAATGGCGCAATTTCTCCGGGATAACTGGAACAACCCTGGCAAAGGCACAAGTCCGGCCAAGGAGTACGGAGGTATCCTGGTCCCTGCGGGCCGGGACAAAAACGGCGACATCATCTACAAATACGCGCTAAAAGGGGAGGAGGGCCGTGGCGAGATGGAGCAAAGGTGAAAAGCCATGGGAGCGTCAGCCGGGGGAAAGCGCACAGGCGTATGAAGCCTTTGATGCCTACCTAAAAATGGGCGTGGAACGTAGTTGTCGAAAGGTTGCCCAAGCGTTATCCAAAAGCGACACTATTATCCGACGGTGGAGCAGTGCATGGAAGTGGCAGGAGCGTTGCCGGGCATACGACAACGAGTTAAAACGGCAAGAACTGATACAGGCCCAAAAAGCGGTAAAGCAGATGCAAGAGCGGCAGATTCAAACGGCCATGCTCTTGCAAAAAAAGGCGGTGCAAGCACTCAATGAGCTGGACATCAGCGAGTTGACCCCGCAGGAGATTCTTCGCTTCATCGCAGAGGGCGCAAAGCTCGAAACGGCAAACAGGGCCTCCAGCATTCAGCAGGTAGTGGCGGCGGCAGATGACACCAAAGCACCGACCCTTGCAAACACAATTATTTCGGCGTTCCAAAGGAGAGAGGACGACGATGAATGAGTTAGAGCGGGCCATTCTGTTTTACAGCAGCCATCCTGTCGAGTTTGTGAAGGATGTTATAAGGGCCACCCCGGACCCAGAGCAAGCGCAAATACTCCGCAGTTTAGTAGACAACAGCATGACGACCGTCCGCAGCGGCCACGGTGTCGGGAAAAGCACGGTCGAAGCATGGGCGATCATTTGGTTCATGATGACGCGACCGTTCCCGAAGGTCCCCTGCACGGCCCCAACACAGCATCAGCTGTTTGACATTCTATGGGCGGAAGTCAGCAAGTGGATAAGGCACAACCCATCTCTCTCCGACGAACTTATATGGACAAAAGAAAAGGTCTATATGCGGGGCTACTCGGAGGAATGGTTTGCGGCGGCCCGGACGGCCAGCAAGCCGGATGCCCTGCAAGGGTTCCATGCGGACCATGTCCTGTACATCATCGACGAGGCGAGCGGTGTGGATGACCAGATATTCGAGCCGGTCCTTGGCTCCCTCTCAACACCAGGAGCCAGGCTTTTGATGTGTGGCAACCCAACGCAACTTTCCGGCTTTTTCTACGACAGCCACAACAAAAACAGGGCCAGCTATAAGACGATCCATATCGACGGGAGGAAAAGCGGGCGGGTGTCGAAAGATTTTATCGACACCATCGCCAGAATGTACGGGAGGGACAGCGATGTGTTCCGGGTACGTGTCGCTGGAGAGTTCCCCCTCCAGGAGGACGACATCTACATCCCTCTTTCGCTTGTCGAAAAGTCCATCCAAACAGAGTTTACCCCCAGGCAAAACCCTCTAACGGTGCATATCGGGTGCGATGTGGCCCGGTTTGGTGACGATAAGACCGTGATTGGATACAAGGTAGACGAAAAGGTTACTTTCTACCGCAAGCGGCAGGGGCAAGACACGATGAAGACAGCAGACGATATTATTTTGCTTGGGGAGGAGCTGGTACAGCGGTATAAGCTCATGGCCCCCATCCCCATCAAGGTGGATGATGGCGGCGTTGGGGGTGGCGTAGTAGACCGTCTCCAGCAGGTGAAACGCAACGCCCCGGAACGTTTCTGGTGGATGGAGATTTACCCAGTGAAGTTCGGCCAGCGGATCAGGCATAGATACTATTACGATAGTACCACCTACATGATGTCGATAGTGAAAAGTCTTTTACAGCCCTACGACGAGGAGGGCTGTAAAAAGCCTGTAGAGTTGATTCTCCCGGACGACAATGATTTGGTGGCCCAGCTTTCTGGACGGAAGTATGGGCTGACAGACACCAGTAAAATAAAGATCGAAAGCAAGGACGCGGTGAAAAAAAGAGGGCGGCCCTCCCCGGACGAGGCGGACTGTGTCCTGCTGCTATGTTTGCCTGTAAAGCCGCCTAAGAAGAGAGGGGCGAAAGCAAGTGGCTAAACCGAAGACCGGGATGCAGGTGCGGATCATCAAGGAACAGCGCCATGGACCCGTCGAGAAAGCCGATACCTCCGTACAGGTGTCGGAACAAGAAATCTATGCGGCAGCAGACTGGATTCACCCACCGAACGATCAGCGTGGTCTGTGTAATCTGGTAAAGCAAAGCACCATCCTTCCCCAGTGCATCCGGGCCTACAAGAATAACATCGCGGGGTTCGGGATAGGGGTAAGATACATTGAGGACACAGAAGAAACCCCGGAGATGGCAGCGGAGTTCGGCAGGGCCAAAGAAATCATAGAGCTGCTGAACACCGAACAGGACACCAAGGAGGTGTTCGAGGACATCATTGAGGCACGGGAGACCTACGGGATTGCTTATCTTGAAGTCATCCGAAATATAGCCGGAGAAGTCGTGCAAATCGAATTTGTCAAAGATACACCGACAATCAAAAAGACACGCCCTCTCGATCCGTATGTTGCGACGGTCTACTACCACCACGGACAGCAGACAGAGCGGAAAAAGCGTTACTGCAAGTACCGGCAAGACATCGGGGGCAAGACTGTCTTTTTCAAGGAATTTGGCGACCCACGTGTTATGGACAGACGGAACGGGGAATACATCGAGGAGGGCCAGACCCTTGACCTTGAACATCAAGCTAACGAGATTATGGAGTTTGCCATCGGGACGGAACCGTATGGAGAGGTGCGGTGGATAGGCCAGATACTCGGCGTCGATGGCAGCCGGAGGGCGGAAACCCTCAACAACAACTATTTTGTCAACGGCAGACACACGCCGTTGCTGCTTATGGTTGAGGGAGGGACACTTTCTGACAGCAGCTTTGCAAAACTCCAGCAGTACATAAACGAGATCAAAGGCGAGGCCGGACAGCACGCTTTCATCGTCCTCGAAACGGAAAGTAGCGATGGACGAACAGGCTATGACCAGCAGGACAAGCCGAAGGTCACAGTCAAGGACCTTGCCAGCATTCTCCAGAAGGACGAGCTTTTCCAGGACTACCTCGACAACAACAGGCGCAAGGTACAGTCGGCATTTCAGCTTCCAGACCTTTATGTGGCCTACACCACAGATTTCAATCGGGCCACAGCACAGACAGCGCGAGAGGTGACGGAAGAGCAGGTGTTCCAGCCAGAACGCCGGAGCCTTGCGTGGGCCATTAACAACCGCCTTCTCAACGGCTACCAATTTCGGTATGTCGAGGCGTATTTTCTTGAGCCTGACATCACTAACCCGGATGACCTCTACAAACTCTTGACCGTCTGTAACAGTGCTGGAGGTGTGACCCCAAACTATGCCAAGCGCATCGTCTATGAGGCGTTTGGGGAGCAAGCAGAGGACTACCCCGGCGAGTGGGGCGACACTCCACTCTCCTGCGGCAAATCACAGCGCAGCGGTGCCACACAGGAGTTTGACATCGGCCAGATCGCTATGGGGCTCCAGAACCAAATAGAAAAGGCCGCCAATTCCCGTGACGATGCGGTTGTGGCTGTGATGAAAGAGGTCAAGCGGCTGCTCATGAAGATGGACAAGGAGGAGTGACGATGTGTTTAGAGTGCGGCCCCCTCCTAAAAGCCATCAACTCGTACATCCAGAAGGCGGACGACAGCCTTGCTGATGCGCTTGAGGAGGAGGGATTCATCGCCCCCCGGCAAACACTTAGGTATGTGCAGGACATCGAGGAGGGCGTGGCAGAGGTCCTTCTGTGCGAAACCGATTATTTCCTGGCGGAAGCGGAAAAGGCAGTTGACCTCGAAACCTTTGGAGCGGACGTTTGGCCGGGGGTAAAACTGGGCGATTCTGCAAAAAGCAAACTCACCACGGTGTTTAGAGAGAGCTTTAGCGAATTCCTCCCGGAATACATCGGCTATTACATCACTCAGACCGACCGGGACCTCAAGCTGGAGCAGGTGTCAAAGCGGACGCTGGCGTGGGTAGAGAGTTGGAGCAAAGAGCTTGGGGCGATTATGCAACTCACCAGTCACAGGGAGATAGAGAGCATCCTCGAAAAGGGCATCGCAGCGGGAACCGGCGTTGCGGAATTTACGCGGGCCATCAGAGAAAGTGGTATCCGGGACGAATACTACAAGGCCCGGCGCGTAGCTGTCACAGAGGCCCTGCGGGCACACAGCGTCGCCCAGCAGGAGGCGTATATGCAATCCCCGGCGGTCAAAGAGAAGATGTGGAAGCACACAGGGGCATACCGGAATGAGCCGCGCCTAAACCATGTGGAGATGGACGGCCAGCGTGTCCCTGTGGACAAGCCGTTTGAACTGGTAGGGATACACGGCGGCATATACGCACCGATGTACCCCCGCGACACCCTCCTTCCCCCGGAGGAGAGCATAAACTGCCACTGTATCGCCCAGCCTGTCGTGGACGAAGATATCCTGGGCCTCTCATTGGAGGAGCGGCAGCGGCTACAGCAAGAGGCCATCGAGAGTATGGACGACGCATGGGAGCGGGAATTGGATGCAAAGAACCGGGCCAGGGCTGGGATTGACATAGAGCCGTTCAGCACGGATGTTACGGCTCTATATTCCCGGAAAGCAACTCCTGGACAGGGGAAGATCATATACGGCGAGGGCTATAAGGCCAAAAAGCACCAAGCAGAAATCGCAAAAGCGAAATTCCTGCATGATGTTTTTGGGGGAGATGTAGAACTGCTTGCAGAATCTGATTCTTTCGGGGTGAAGACCGCAGATTATAGGTGGAACGGAAGTCTTTGGGAGTTAAAATCCACCACAACACCAAAATCTGCCGATAGTGCCGTTAGGAGTGCTTTGAGGCAAATACAAGAGAACCCCGGAGGGATCATTTTGGATTACGGAGACCACAAAATCTCCGTTGATGAACTGCGGAGAATCTTAATAAGCAGATTCAAGCGGTCCGGTTTCGATAGCCTTGACATAATGGTAATCACAGACGGCGACACTACGGTTAAAATTTATAGGCACAAAAAATAGAGGCTTTACCACCCCCACCAGTATGGGCGGAGGGGAGCCTCTATTGTTATTATACCCGAAACTGGAGAAGAAAGCAAGGAAATTCTTTGGTAAAAAGCAGCGTTGGCGCTGCTTTTTATATTTCCAAGAGCCACCGGAAGGAGGTGAGGGCCATGAGCAAGAGCTTGAGGAAAGCATACGAGATCACAGACGCAAAAATCCAATATGTCTCCCTCGTTGACAAGGCCGCCAACAAGAGGACGTTCCTACTCAAAAAGGCCGAAGATGGCAAAGCGACATTTGCGACCTACGGCAGGATTGTCAAGGCGGACGCAGCGAACCACTACGTCACCGGCATCGTCTACGAGCCGCTGGCTGAGGACAGCCAAGGTAACTACATGACGGAGGAGGAAATCACCAAGGCTGCCTACTGGTACGCCAAGAACGGTGATAAGGTGGACCTGCAGCACAGTTTTGAACCACTGACAGGTGCGACTGTAGTTGAAAACTGGATCGCAAAAGCCGATTTCGAGATTGACGGAGAGGTCATCCGAAAAGGGACGTGGCTTATGACTGTCGAGGTCACCGACGCAGCTGTATGGGCCAGGATTGAAAAGGGCGAGATCACGGGGTTCAGCATGGGCGGCGTTGGAAATTACAGCAAGGAGGATGTGCAGTTGGACAGCGTGGGCAAGCAAGACGCTGGCGAGAAAAGAGGGCTGCTCAAGCAGGTGGCAGCGGCGCTGGGGTTCAATCTGGTGGAAAAGGGAGCGATGGCAGAACTCTTTGCGGAGCGCAGCAAGGGAGAGTTATTTTGGCAGGCATTTAGCTCTCTCCAAGACATCCTGCATCGCTATGACCCCTATAATGGTCGCTGGCAGTTTGAAGAGGACGAGAGCAGGGTGCGCGAATACCTGGAGGACTTTAACGCCATTATCACTGACATCCTCACAGGCAAGGAGAGCATCACCAAGGCGATCCGTCCCGGCCGGCCGGAACAGGTTGCGAAGGCCGGGAAGAAAATGAGCGGCAAAAACAAGGAAACGCTCCAGGGTATCTATGAGAGCCTTGGAGCGTTTGTCAAGGAGTTTGATGACCCGGAACCGGATACGGATGACCCGGACGAAAAGAAGTCCGAGAAGCCGGAAAACGATGACGGGGAGGCAAACGCCGAAACCGACAAGGACAAGGAGGAAAAAGAAGTGACAAAGCAGGAAGTTGAGGCAATCGTCGCCTCTGCCATCGCAAAGGCGATGGACGGGAACCCCCAGAAGCAGGACACGCCTGCCCGGAACGGCCAGGAGGGCGCAGGAGCTGTCGAAAAGGCAGCGGGAGGAACCCCCACCCCGGAGGCCATCACGCCGGAGAGCATCGGCCAGATGGTGCGGGAGGCTATCTCCAAGGCCATGACCCCGCCGGAGGAACAGATCAGCGCAGCGCAGGTGCAGGAGATGATCGACGCGGCCGTGGCAAAGGCGGTGGGTCCGGTGCTGAAAAGCCGGAGCCTTCCCAGCAACCTCGGCGGGACTGTGGAGAAAGCCGCAGGCGAGGAACATTACCTGCACGGCATTCTGTAATTAAGTTAAAGAGGAGGAAACCAATATGCCTACCAACAGTGAGATCGTTCGCAAGGCTGCCATTCAGACCACCTCTCTCTCCTCCGGTCTGCTGAACCCGGAGCAGGCCCGGAGGTTTATTCAGCAGACCTTTGAGGCCACCAACCTCGGCCCCCTGATTCGTCACGAGATGCGTGTCGCCAAGACCGGCGAGGTCGATAAGATCGGTATTGCCCGCCGGATTCTCCGCAAAAAGGTGGAGAACACCGACGACGGCTACCGCGCCAGCGTGGACACCAGCCAGATCGAGTATGCCACAACCGCCGTCCGGCTGCCCTGGGAGATCACCGAAGAGACCCTGCGGGAGAACATTGAGGGTCAGAACTTCGAGACCATCGTCACAAACCTCATGACGACCCAGTTGGGCATTGACCTTGAGGACATTTACCTCAACGGCGATGAGGCTGTCGAGACTACCGACCCCGACCACGACTTCCTCTACATCAACGATGGCTGGATCAAGCAGATTTCCACTAACGGTCATGTCTACGATGCCAGCAGCGCAACCGGGATGAGCCTTGATATTTTCTACAAGGCTCTGGCCCAGCTCCCCAACAAATACAACAACGGTAAGCTCCGTTGGCTCATGTCTCCCCGCCGGGCGCAGGAGTGGGAGCTGTATCTGCTGAACCAGGTCATCGGGAAGGGCGGCGCTGTGCCGGAGAGCGTTTACAAATCCCCCGCCAGCATCCCCACTATCGTATGCCCCTCCCTGGACGATGCAACCATCCTTCTGACCGACCCCAAGAACCTCATTGTCGTCAACACCTACAGCATCAAAATTCGCAAGACCATTGAGGGCAAGGAGGCCATCATGCAGGATAAACGCTTCTATGTCGTCCACCTGGACTACGACCCCATCATCGAGGAGACAGACGCAACGGCCATCATCAAGGGCCTCAAGTAAGGAGGAGTAACGATGTATCATCTTATACTTTGCAAGGGCCGCTCCTACTGTGGCGTCGTAAACGCTACCAGGGAAAAACCGGATGTACTCGTGGAGGACAAGGCCACCGCCGATGCGGCGGTGGCCTCCGGCTATTTCCGCCTCATCGCTGATGACAAAGGAGGAGCGGACGGCGGCCCGACCATCACCGGCCACCTGGACCGGGAGCAGCTGGAGGACATGAAAGCGGACGACCTCAAACGGTTCGCCGAGGACATGGGCATCGAGACCAAAGGCCTCAAAAAGGCGCAGATCATTGAGGCCATCGTAGGTGAGGAGATCGCCGTAGATGCGAACGGCGAGAACCTGCCGGACTACGGCGAGGAGAACTGATCCAGGAGGTGCGGTATGGCAAACAGGCCGTGGGTGTCCCCGGAAGAGGTCCGGGAATACTCGGAGATGGGAGCGGTGCAGCAGCGGAGCGACACCCGGCTTGCGGTAGACATCGCGCGGGCAGAGCAGTATGTTGTCACCTACACCCATAATAAGTTTGAGGACTACGAGGAAATTCCTCCCCCGGTAAAAACCGCTGTCATTCTGCTGGCGGAGGCGTATGCTTCCCACGCAAACCTGCTGAAAACCACCAAGGGAGGGGCATTCAAGTCGGAGACCTTCGATGACTACGCCTACTCTGTGGGGGATTCTTCGTTTTCTGCGATGGTGCAGGACCTCGACCTTGCGGCCTTGCTTGATGGATTCGTTGCAGCGGAGCCGCACAACGGGGTGACACTTCGGATGCGAAAACTGTGAAGGAGGGAAAGGGCATGAGTTTAGAACAGCTACTCAACCATAGCTGCGACATCTACCACGCCCAGGAGGGGGCGGCCAGCCCCGGCTACGGCCTCCCCTCCTCCCCTACTTTCAGCTACCCAAAGACGCCGGACATCGCCGGACAGAGTTGCCATTTCGGGGTTAAGTCCGCAAGCATCGCCATTACCCAGACGACCCCGGCAAACCTCATGGACGCAAAAATCAAACTCACCCTCCCTGCCAGGACGGATGTACGGCTGAATGACAGGATCGTGGACTGCAAGACCGGGCTGGAATACACAGCGGAGCAGCCTGTCGATGTGCGCGGCCACCACATTTTCGTCTATGTCAAGAAGGTTGGAGAGGAGCGACACCTGTAATGGCCTCGGTCGAGTTTGATATGAGTGAGTACAGAGAGTTTTTCGGGAGGCTGGAGCGGGCCGCCAAGGGCGATTTTCGCAAGGAGATGGAACTGTACCTTGAAGGGGTAGGTTTCGACTTTCTGCGGGTCGTCCAGGACGAGATTGTGCGGCGGCAGGTCATGGACAGCAGGCTTCTCCTTGCCAGTTTCGAGAGAGGCAACGACGGGAATGTGTGGGAGTTGACCGACGGTGGCCTAACGTTGGAAATCGGGACAAACCTGAATTACGCCGGGTACGTGAACGACGGCCATTGGACAAACACCAAGGGCGTAGAACGCCGCTGGGTCCCTGGCTATTGGCGGGGGCACCGCTTCATCTACGACCCCACCGCAAAGACAGGGATGCTGCTGAAACAGCATTGGGTGGAAGGGGCGCACTATTTCGAGAGCGCCCTCCGAATATACGAAAAAATATTCTATGAGAGCGCAGAGGCCAAACTCCAGGACTGGCTCGACAAATACTTTGGCGGATAAGGAGGTGAGGATTTGCTTGAGCAGGAAATGGCAAGCATCATCAGGTATGTTCTCAACAATGCCGGAGGGCCAGCCCCATATTATTGGAATGTGCCTCAACACTTTTCCGTTCCGGCGGCCTACTTCCCTCCCCCGGAGTTGACCACAGGGGGTGAGACGTTTCTTACCTACTGGACCGATTTTGCGTGGTACATCAAACTATTCCACCGGACCGGACAGGGGGCTTACTCCGCTGGCAACGCCGTCGTGCAAGCGATACGGGCGGCACGAAACCTTATACCGCTCATTGAGCAGGACGGTTCGGTGATTGTTGGGGAGTGGGTGCGGGTGAAAGACCCAAAGCTGAAAGTGCTGGATGATGGGGCGGCCCAACTCACAATAGGCTGGCGGAGCCGCAGGCCCTATAACGACACGATGGAGGCTGTAGTGCCTGCACAGACATTCAGCCTCGATGTGTTCATGCGGTCGGGCAAGACGATTTCTGACGCATACGCAGAGGCGCTGGAGCGTTATGCTATCCCAACACAGGATACCGGCAGGCAGCCGGAGTAAGGAGGATCACAACATGGTAAGCAAGCCCAAAGAGGCGGAGACCCCGGCCAGCGCCGGGACTTCCGCGGCGAAGTACACACTGGAGAGGCTGCGGCAGAATTGCCGCAACCTTTTCGACATTTCGACCAGCACCTTCGATGGGGCGACCTACGGCATGACGGGCAAGTACACCGTCGAAGAACTGCGGGCGCACATCGAAAACTGGAAGAAGAAGGGAGTGAAGTAAGATGGCCGGAGGCAGGTTCGACAAATCGGTCGGCAAGGTCCGTCCGGGGACCTATATCAATTTCGAGAGCGGCAGGAACCCCAGCATCATCAGCGCAGGGGCCAGAGGCACGGTCATTGTGCCTCTGGCAAAGGCATCCTATGGCCCGGCAAAGCGGTTCATCCGGCTGACAAACGCAAGCCCGGATGCGGAGGCCGCGACACTGGGGTACAGCATCTACGACAACGACCCCAACCGCCAGATGCTCCTTATCCGGGAGGCGTTCAAGCGGGCCGTCACTGTCTATATCTACATCCTCACAGAAGGGGAAAAGGCAACGGCAGAGATCAGCATGAGCATTCCTGCGGAGGGGGACAGCGCGGCGGCCGCAAACATCCTCACCGCCACGGCAAAGCATGGCGGCAGCCGCGGGAACGCCTTTACCGTTACGCTGGACGCCAACCCGCTGGGCGGCTTTGATGTCATTATCCACCTGGCCGGGGGAAAAGTCACAGAGTACGAGGGGCTGAACACCGTGGAGGAGCTTATCGCTCTGGACAACCCCTATGTCACCTTCACCGGCACCGGAAAGCTGGGCGAGGCAGCGGGCAAAAATCTTGCTGGCGGCAGTGACGCAGAAGCCACCAATACAGACATCACAGCGTTCATCGACGCTTGGGAGACTGTCAAATTCCATACCGTCTGTTTCCCCTTCAACGGCGAGGGGGCGCAGAACATCAAGCAGGCGGCGCTCACCAAGATCAAGTATATGCGGGAAAGCATGGGAAAGGGCGTGCAGGTCGTCATGCCGGACGCAGGTGGTATGGACTACGAGGGGGTCATCAATGTTACCAACAGCGTTTCTCTTGATGGTGATGACCTGACCCGTGCCGAGGCCTGTGCGTGGGTGGCTGGAGCAACAGCTGGAGCCGCCAACACCGAAAGCCTCACCCACAAGCAGTACGATGGGGCCACTACGGTTGTAGACCCCAAGAGCAACGAGGAGGCCATCGCAGCCATCAATGCGGGCGAGTTTTTCTTCTCCGTCAACGAGGACAGGGAGATTGTCGTCGAGTACGACATCAACAGCCTCACCACGTTTGCGGACAAGAAAGACAAAAGCTACCGCAAGAACCGGGTTATCCGGGTGTACGATACGTTCCAGGAAGCTGTGCAACTCAACTTTCCGCCCAACAAGTTCAACAACAACGCGAGGGGCTGGGACATTATGGAGGGGATCGGCAAAACCATCCTCCGCCTGTTTGAGGATGCAGAGGCTATTAAAAACGTGTCCTACGACGAAGACTTTCTCGTGGACCGGGAGAGCAGCGTGGACGACGAAACCCACTTCAACGTAGGGCTGCAGGCCGTAGACAGCGCCGAAAAGCTGTATTTCACCATTACCACAAGATAAGGGGGTTGAATTATGGAACACAATCATGCGCCTATTTCGCTCCGCGAGGGCCATGTCTTCCTGGACGGGGTAGAGATCGCAGACAGCATCAAGTGCGAGATCAAAATGACCCCGGACGTTTGGTCGGGGCGGCAGCTTGGGGAATTGACCCCCAGCAGCCGTTGGTTGGGGTATGCTATTACCGGAACCATCACCCGGCGGCGCTCCTCCAAGTGGCTGGAGGAGAAGATCAAGGAGTATCAGCAGAGCCACGAGACCCCGGAAATGACCATCCAGGGTATCATGGAGGACAAGAACAGCGACTACTACAAGCAGTTCGGCACCAACACTGTGACTTGTGTCGGCTGTGTCCTCACCGGGGACCTGCCCCTCACCATGCTTGACAGTGGCGGTAATGTGGTGGAGGATGCAATCTCCTTCAACGCCAAGGACATTCTGTAAGACCAGACAAAGCGGCCCTCTTCTATTGGCGAGGGCCGCTGTATAATTGAAAGGAGCATTTGTTATGGCTGACAGCAAGAAAAACCTCAAATATTTTATGCGGAGCCTGGAGCCGGAGGTCGTGACTGCGCCGGGGCTGGACAGCTTCCGGGGCGAGGACGGCAAGCCCATCCCCTTCGAGGTCAGGGTCCTCTCCCAGGAGCGGATCAACCAAATCAATGAGGCCTACCGCAAACGCAGCATGGCGACCGATAAAAAGGGCAACCCTCTTATTGCTATGGGAGAGATTGTGTGGAAGACCGAGAAGGACAGCGCCAGAGCCTCCCGGCACCTTATTGTGGAGGCGCTGAAATTCCCGGACCTTGCTGACCCGGAGTTGATGGCCTACTATGGCTGTGTGGATGTCACGGATATGCCGCTCAAGGTGTTTTGCCGGGCGGACGAGTACCAGTATGTTTCCAAAATCGTCATGCAGGCCCTGGGGCTTGCAAGCGCGGTCAACGACGAGGAGGAGCTTGAGGCGGCAAAAAACTCGTAACCTCCCCAGGGACCGACGGATATTGGGCCAGCGTCTTGTGGCAAAGGCATAACCTCCGAATGGAGGACTTTTACCATATGCCAAGAGAAATGCAACTCCTTTACATCGCGTCGGAACTTGTGGAGGACGAGAGGCCGGTGCGACACGACACGCTCCGTGCAAGGGCAAAGTAAAAGGAGCAGCCGCACAACACAAGCCGTGCGGCTGCTCCTTTTACCCTTCGGCATCGTAATTGGTATCAAGTACCCAAATGCGCTTTAAGGGAATCTCCTGTTTGATATCGTCATCCAGGCGGTCGTAATTTTCCAAAAACTCATTCAGAATATCAATGCGAGACCAAAGACGGACCTTAAAAAACTGCGTGGGGATGTCCCGGATTATTGAACTGCGAAAACCACCCCAGGAAACCAGTAGGCCGTATTCTGCTCCAACATGAGCCATCGTACCAACAAGCTGATCCAAAACCATGCGCTCGATTGCGTCTTCGGTGGATTTCACCTGCACACAGATTTTTGGGGAGGTAAACCCAAGGCTGCCGGAGGAGGCCAAAAGGTCCACACCGTGGTCGGCCCCTTTTGGGCTCCGAAAAACAGTGAAGCCCTTTGCCTTTAGGATGGCTTCAATGAGGCGGGCGAGACCGTGCCCCTTATAATTCTGGATAATATAGTCCGAAATTGTGTCAAGAGACAAAAGTGCCAAATCGGGGGGGGGGGGGGAAAAATGCTTGTGCAATCTGCACTACTTAAAAAAGACGAAACTGTCTGCCTCACGCGCCCTTCCTGTTGAATTTTACAAATCGTCATAAGCGCACCAAAGGATGATTGAATGTCCTGGTCAAATTGTTCACGGTGCATCTTCGCAAACCATTTTACAGTGCGAGAATGCCGGTAGGCTCCTTCTGCATTTTCGTCAAAAGCGTAGTCGCCGAGAATTTCCGCAATATGCAACAGGCCGGGCGAGGTTTTAGACGGAGTGATGACCCAATCCCCTGCCTCCATTTTGTTGCAGAATGTGTTTCCCTGTCCAGCAAAATTTGAAGCAGAATTTCTCTTTAGGGATGGGATCACCCGCAGGAAATATTCCTGTAAATCCCGCAGGGAACCAAAAGAGGAGAGCGGGAGCGACACCTCCTCAAATGTGTAGTAGATTTTATTATCTTCAAAGAAACGGGCCTCATGCTCACCGATCCTACCTGCACGACACAGCCAAACAGCCACAAAACCACCCCTTTGGGCCTAATTATAGCAGGAACAAAGAAAAAAGAAAGCGGTTGCCGCAATAAGGGACAAAAGATACTTAAACACGAAAACAGCGTCCCATTCCGGGGCGATTCTACATAAACACCTCGCAGAGGGGGGAGAAAAGATATGCCGAACATGACCGCAAAATTTAGCGCAGAGGATAGGATCAGCGCCAGTATCGAAAAAATCGCACGAGCAGGATTGTCGATGACCGACCAGCTTGAACGGGCCGGAGATGCCGCAAGCATGACCTTTGATGAAATGGTGGGTGGGGCCAGTTCTGCGGTATCAAGCGTAGATGGGGTGGCGACATCCATAGATGACTTTGCGGACGCAGCAGAAAAAGCGGCTACCTCCTCCTCTTCTCTTGCGGACAGTTACGAGGACTATTCCGCCACCGTAGACGGATTATCGAAGGCAGCCGAAAGGGCGACAGATGCAAATGAAGAGCTTGGAAAAAGCACCGAAGAGGCGGCCAGAAAATCGGAAGAAAGCAGCGAACGGGGAGAAAGGGCAGCGGAAACGCTTTCCAAGGCCCTTGCGGCGGCGGGCATCGTAGCTGCCGTGACGAAAATCGCCAACAGTTTCCTCGACGCCTCGGCTGCGGCCGCAAACTTTGAGACCGCAGCCATGAAAATATCCACCGTGGCAGACCTGTCCCAAAACTCCCTGCCAGAGATGACAGCAGACATTATGAAGCTATCCAAGGCAACGGGGATTGGGGTGAACAGCCTTTCGGAGGCGACCTATCAAGCGATTTCTGCAAGCGTAAACACGGCGGAGGCGGTAAACTTCACGGCTACTGCGACCAAGCTGGCAGCGGGCGGATTTACCACTTCCGCAACATCCGTGGATGTGCTGACGACCGCTCTAAACGCATACAAACTCGAAGCGGACCAGGCGACGAACATTTCCGATATGCTGATTACGACACAGAACCTCGGCAAGACCAGTGTTGACCAGCTGGCGTCTTCGGTAGGCAAGGTCATCCCCCTTGCCTCTGCCTACGGGGTCCAGATGGACAACCTGTCGGCGGCCTACGCCGAGCTCACCAAGGGTGGTATTGCAACAGCGGAGGCTGGTACATACCTCAAGGCCATGCTCACAGAGCTTGGAAAAAGCAGCAGCACGGTAAGCACTGTTCTTAAAGAGCAGACCGGGGCATCGTTCGCACAGCTCATGGAGCGGGGATATTCTCTTGGGGATGTCCTTGCGGTGCTGGGGGACAGTGTAAACGGCAACGCCGGGGCGTTCAACGAGCTTTGGAGTAGTTCGGAGGCCGGGGTCGGTGCTCTGTCGCTCTACAACGCAGGGGCAGAGCAATTCAATATGACCCTTGATGCCATGCAAAACTCGGTTGGCGCGACAGAATCTGCCTACAACACCATGACCGACACGACCGCCCACGCGCAGGAGGAGCTTACAAACTCGGCGGCAAACCTGCAAATCGCCATTGGGCAGCAAGTAAACCCGCTCGTTGAAAAACTCTATGGCCTTGGGACGAATGTCCTCAACTTCATGTCGGACTTCGTGCAGGAACACCCCCTCGTCGCCAAGGCGATTACGGCAACCGCAGTCGGCCTTGGCGTGACCGCAGTGGCCCTGGTCGGCGTTACGGTGGCAACATCCGGGGCGATCCCGGCCATTGTCGCTTTTGGGGTATCCCTCAATCTTGCCCTTGGCCCGATTGGCTGGGTTGCCTTGGGCATCACGGCGCTCACCGCTGCAACCGCTGCTTTTATCGCCATGAGCGAGGATAGCCAGGACGAAACAAAGGGGATGACAGCGGTCACCCGGCAGCAATATTACGAGTTGCAGGACCTCAACGCAGAGTACGAAAAAGCCTGCGAGCAGTATGGGGAAACCTCGGAAGAGGCGCTGCGGCTCAAATACCAGGTAGAGGACCTGTCGGCGGCCTTTGAGGCAAATAGGCAGACCGTAGAGGAATTTTGCGCCGAGGTGGATGCGCTGTGCGATAGTGCAGCAAAAATCTCCGCCGCCTTTGAAAGTACCTTGGGTGAAATCCATACTCAAGAGGTCGGGGCACTGGCCCTTATCCAGAAATACGAAGACCTGTCTATGCAGGCCAACCTCACCGCTGCCCAGGAGATGCAGCTTGAAGCGGTCACGAAAAAACTATCCCAGTCCTACCCGGAGCTGGCGGCGCAAATGGAGGGCGCTGCCCTTAGCACCGAGGATTATGTCGCCGCCATGAAACGGGCCTGCGAACAGGAGGCGGAAGAGCAGCGCCAGCAGCAGGCGCGGGAGAGCTATGTGGAGGCTCTGCAAAAGCAGGCGGAGCTGGAGGAAGAAATCGCCAAAGCTACGGAAAATGTGCGGCTCGAACAGGAGCAAATGACCAACTGGAGCAGCGCCGCCGACCTTATGGCCTACAAGGACGCCCTGGAACAGCTGCAGGCGGCGGAAGCGAAAAACAACGCCCTTATTGCCGAGATCGAGCAGGGGTGGGCCGATGTGGCGGAGGCGGAGGCAAAGGCCGCAGAGGGGCCTGTCGCTTACCAGGAGGCCGTGTCGCTTGCCTACGATGGAGTTAGGGAAAAGGTCGAGGAGTTGTGTTTGGCCTACGAGGAGGCCTACCAGGCGGCGCTGGAGAGTTTTGAGGGACAGTTTGGCCTATTCGACAAAGCGCAGGCAGACATGGAATCCACTGTCACTAACGCACAAGCCGCCCTTGACAGTCAGCTTACCTACTGGGACAACTATCTCGCCAATGTTGAGGTGCTGAAAAACACTTCGGCGGATGACCTTGGTGTCACCCAGGAAAACTACGAAGCACTGATGGCCTACGCTCAAGACGGGAGCGAACAGGCTGCGGGGCTGGCGGCAAGCATGGTTGCGGCTATCCAACATGGCAACACGGAGGCGGTTGCGGCTCTTGCCAATACGGTCGGCGAGGTCAATGCCCGGCAACAGGAGGCTGCTGCGATGACAGCGGACTGGCAGACCGGATTCTCCGGGCAACTGGACGCTATTGAGCAGGAGATGAAGGACACCGTTGAGGGGATGAACCTTAGCGATGAAGCAGCGGCCAGCGCGATGGAAACCATCACCGCCTACGTAAACCAGATTCGGGAAGGAAAAGCAAACGCCGTTGCGGCAGCCCAGGAGGTCGCCAGTGCCGTTGCGGCAGCACTTTCTAAATCGAACACGGGTGTCAATATAGGGGTAGGTTCCAGTGTCATCCCCGCCCACGCAAACGGCACCACTGATGCAGAGAGCGCCTTTGTCGCTGGTGAGAATGGCCCGGAACTTATTTTGCAGAAAGTGGACGCATATGCCAACGGGACCACGAACAGTGCAGATGCGTTTATTGCAGGGGACGATGGCCCAGAACTTATTATTGGCGAGCGGGGCAGCACAGTATTTCCGGCACAAGAAACAGACCGCCTTATTGCGGCGCTCAACAGCAAGCAGCAGCCGCTACAAATCTTTTCTGGCGGCGATAGCGGCAGCGACCGAAAAACAGCCGGAGAGCAGGTGCGGCGGATTCTGCTGGAGATCGCTGGCAGCGGAGCCATTGAGGTGTCCGGGGACGGCAAGGCAGACAAGGAAACCATTCTGGACATCCTGCAAGACCATCTCAAGCCGGTTCTGATGGGTATAATCCAGAGCGAAATTTACGAGGAGGGGGAGTTTGCGTATGAATACTAAATATCAGATGTGGTTGACATTCAATGCGGAAAAGGAAAAAATTCAACTCCCCGTCCTCCCGTCGTCCTTCAAAACAAAAAACGGAAGTAGCAACAGTAGTGTGGATATTGTAGGGCTGGGAGAGATCGTCATTATGCGGAGCCGCCCGGCCCTGCAATTCTCTTTTTCCAGTTTTTTCCCGGCCACCAGATTTCCGGGGGTGCAGGTTGGCAGCCTCACGAAGCCGCTGACACTTATTGAAAGGATCAACAGCTGGAAAGCCAGTAAAAAGCCGGTGCATTTCATCGCGACAGCCTGCGGCGTGAATCTCTATGTTGCAATCGAGGACTTTACCTACTCGGAGGAGGGCGGAGACCCCGGAACCTACCAGTACAGTATCACCTTAAAGGAGTATAGGGAGATTGCGGTGCGGCAGGTCGAGGTGGATATTCAAAAGGCGACGGCCACTGTCCAGAAAGAAGAGCCACGGGTAGACAATACGGTGCAACCAAAGACATACACCGTCGTTAAAGGTGACTGCCTTTGGGCGATTGCCCAAAAATTTTATGGGGATGGATCGCAGTACAAAAAAATATCCGAAGCAAACAGGGCAGTCATCGCCCCACACCGCGGTGGGCCGAACATGATTTGGCCTGGAGATGTGCTGGAAATACCATAAAGGCGGAGGGAAAATATGGACGAAATCAGCCTCATTGTCCTCAAAGGAGGTCAGGCCGAAGAAATCTCTCAACTTGTTGAGAGGGTCAAATGGCATGGGCGAAAAGGCTCCTCCGCAAGAACATTGTCTGCGACACTGATAGACGACGATGGGTATCAGCACGCCCGAAGTGAAATCGAGGTGGAGCAGGGATGCCAGTGCATTTTCTGCTATAACGGAGAAGAACTTTTCCGCGGGATCATAATGTCCCAGGCACAGAACAGCAAAAAGAAACTCACCTTCACGGCCTACGATAACGGGATATACCTTGCCAACAACAAGGATACCTTTGTTTATGAAAACAAAACCGCAAGTGATATATTTCGGGACTGCTGCAAGCGGTTCGGGATGCCGGTCGGAGAGGTCTCGGAATGCAGCTACAGGATTCCAGAGCTTACCAAGGCAAAAACCACTGCTTTTGATGCGATAGCAGATGCTATGAGCCTTGACTTTGGCGCTACAGGTATACGGCATTATGTGTCAAGCTCTAAGGGGAAATTGAGCCTCCTCACCCGTAGAGAAAATATCCTCCAATGGGTCATTGAGACTGGAGCGAACCTTACCAGCTATACATACAGCCGAAATATTGAGGCTATCAAAACCCGCGTAAAAATCATCTCCAGAGAAGGGACGACCCTTGCGGAAAAGAGCCTGCCATCACTGGAAAAAAAGGTGGGTATCCTCCAGGGGGTCGAACAGCCGGACGAAAGTCTCTCCAAGGCGCAGGTTGATGACCTGATAGAAAGTATCCTAAACGAAAAAAGCACCCCAAAGCGGTCTTTGAGCCTGGAGGCGATCGGAATCCCGGAGGTCATCTCCGGGATAGGGGTCTATGTCATTATCCCGGAATTGGGGTTGTCCCGAACATTTTATGTTGACGAAGACACCCATATCTTCGAGGATGGAAAACACACCATGTCACTTACCCTCAACTATGCAACCGACCTTGACAAGAAGAAAAAGGGCGAGGAGGAAAAGGAATACAAGGTGGGAGACATTGTGCAATTTCACGGCGGTCCGCACTACATCAGCAGTACAGCAGGCAGCCCAGCGGGAAATCCAAAAGCAGGCCCGGCCAAGATCACCCTTATCGCCAAGGGCGCAAAGCACCCGTGGCATCTTATCCACACGGATAGCAGCTCCTGGGTGTATGGGTGGGTGGACGACGGATCATTTAGTTAGGGGGTAACGGTTATGACAAATGAAGCCGGAGGAACAAGCCTCAAGGCACTTTTCCAGGGCCTTGCAGGTAATGGAGTGCAGGTGTTGCAAGGGGTTGTAACATCGGCATCCCCCCTTAAAATCCTGGTTGCAGGAGACGCTAAGTTGACGGTGGGGCCGCACAATGTCTATGTCCCAAAACACCTCACTGATTACGATACCGAGGCCACTATAGAATGGCAGACAGAGGAAACAGCCGGGCACGACCACACTGTGGAGGGGCGGAAAAAAATACGGATACACAATGGATTACTGGCCGGGGATAAGGTCCATCTCCTGGCCTTTAATCGTGGCAAACAATATTATGTCCTGGATAGGGTGGTGTAGGCATGGAAACGTTTATCCCGATCCCCGTTGAGACGATTACAGATGCAGCGGAACTCCCGTCCAAAACATACCGCCTCGATCTTGAAAAGGGCAGAATCGTTGGCAAGGTGGACGGTATTGCCGCAGTAAACCAGGCGATACACAAAGCGATTATTACGCCACGTTTTAAGTGTTTGATCTACAACCACCAGTACGGGAACGAGGCGGAGACCGCAGTCACCGCAAAGGATGCGACAAGGGATTACATAGAGGCTACGCTGGAGGGTTTTGTAAGAGACGCACTGCGCCCGGACACGCGCATATTATCTATCTCGGATTTTGCAATAGATTTCGAGGGAGATGCAGTGCATATCTCCTTTTTGGCGGAAACCATTTTCGGAGCGACCGAGGTAGAGGAGGTGATTTAATAATGTTCGAGGGCTATACATACGAAAGACTTTTGAACGAGGTGTTGAACAACGCACCAGAGGGGATCGACACCCGGCAGGGCAGCATCTTTTTTGATGCTGTCTCTGGTGTGCTGCTCAAAGTTGCGAAGCTATACACCGACCTCGATGTTGTGTCCGAAATGACGCGATTGACGACGGCCACGGGCGAGGCGCTGGACGCTAAGGCAAGAGAGTATGGCGTGACGCGGTTGGCTGCGACAAAGGCAAAGTATCGTGCAGAGTTTAGCGGTACTGTTCCGCGGGCGGGAGAACGCTTTTATTATGATGGAGCCTATTTTGTCCTTAAAATCGAAGCCGGAACAGGGATTTACTATTTTGAGGCAGAGGTTGCAGGAGAGAACGGGAACGACATCTATGCAGGCACCCCGGCGGTCCCGGTGAACAATGTCGATGGCCTCGCCTCAGCGACATTTGGACCAATCTACGAGAACGGGAGCGACGACGAGGACGACGAAAGCCTGCGGAACCGGGTGATCGAGAAAATATCGGGGCCAGCAGAGAATGGGAACAGGCAACATTACAAAACGTGGTGTGAAAGCATAGACGGTGTGGGCCGGGCGCGAATTATCCCACTTTGGAACGGTCCGAACACCGTTAAGGGAGTGCTGATAGACCCGGTAGGAAAGCCCTGTGGAGTTGCGAAAGTGGCGGAAGTACAGGAATATATCGACCCGGCGAGAAAGGGCCTCACGGCCACGGTAGAGGGCAAGACATACAACGTAGGGGACGGCCTTGGAAATGGGGTGGCAAACATAGGGGCGCACTTTACGGCGGTTGCCGCAGAGGCGCTGGAAATCACCGTCGCGTTCGGCGCGGAACTGGCAGACGGGGCCACAAAAGAAGCCGTGCAGCAGGCCGCAGCGGAGGCGATTGAAAAATACCTCAAGGAGTTGGCGCTGAATGCGGGGGAAGGCGAAAATGCCGTTGTGCGAATTTCTGCGGTTGGTGCGATTTTGAGCCAGGTAGAAAGCCTTGTGGACTATAGCGACCTCCGGCTCAATGGCGATACCCACAATGTCGCTGCAGGAGAGGAGGATGTGCCGGTACTGCGGGGGGTGGAAATCGCATGAAATTCTACAGCAGGTACTATGCAGGCAGTTATGAGGAGTTACTGACCTACTACCCGCGATTTTACCGGGGTGTTTTTGAGATGGTAGAAATCCTCAAAGCATTTGGTAGGATAGCGGACGGGTTGGAAGCAGGTGTGGAGAGAGTATTTCTCAACAATTTTATCGCAGACGCAGACGCAGAGACGATTAAAGAGTGGGAAGGAATCCTCCGTATCAGCTACACCGAGCAGCTTACACTCGATCAGAGGAAACGCATTGTTATCGGAAGACTGTGTGGAAATGGTCACATTGGAGAGCAGGAAATCAGGGAGATCATAGCAAACTACACGGAAAACCCGGTAGAGATCGACTTTAAGCTGGGGGTAATATCCGTCGGAATCGAAGGGGAAGTGTTTGGGGAGACAAACCTGCTGGACACCCTTTGTCGCCGCATTCCGGCGCACCTTGCGGTTGATATGCAGGTGAGGACAAAGCGGACTTTCCGCCAGCAGCTCCGGGTAGGCTACGGAGGGGCGACCCACACACGTCTAACAGGCGAGTTTGCACCGGGAGTAAGGAGCGTCCGTCAAACACTCTGCATAGCCCGTGGCGGCTACTTGATGTCCGACGTCGAAGGAGGACCGGCCCATGGAAAGCAGACCTTTACGGGCCGCAGGAGTGGTGCTTGCGCCGCTTTTTCCAGAGTAAAAATCAAGTCGAAACTGATAAAGGAGGACAGCGAAAATGCCTAAATTTGAAGATGGAAGCTACAGTTCTACAACGGGCCGGGCGCTGATAGCAAAAGTATTGGCTGGGCGCTGCCAAATGCACTACACACGGGCAGCCGTTGGCAGGGGAGCCATCCCGGAGGGGATGACCCCCCAAACCATGACGGAGCCCGCAGGGTGCGTTATGGACGCAAAAATTTCTGCGATTGGGAACCCGGTGGACGGGGAATGCCAAGTATCGGTACAAATCAATAGCTCGGACGTGGCAGAAGGTTTTTTTGCAACGGGCGTTATGCTCTACGCCGAAGACCCGGACGAAGGCGAAGTGCCGTATACCTACCTTGTGCTTGAGAACGAACCAGAGCGCATCCGCCCGGCCAGCGCAGCGGTCGGAAAGCTGGCGACATTTGACCTGATTGCGGCAGTAGACCAAATTGACCGCGTAACAGCTGCGATTGATCCAGATGCCTTTGTCACCGAGGGAAACGTGCGTAGCCTTGTTGCTGTTATGCTTGATAAGGAAATGGAGAAATTTGTTGCAGCTGTCATGCAGGGCGAAGTCACCGCCAACCTGGCAACCAACACCGGGGAGGCCATCACCACACAGGACGGAACGGCTATCGTTGCCGTTAAGAAAATATAAGGAGGATACACCATGAACATTAAAACGAGCGAACTCCAGGCTCTTTCCAACCTGACGGGGATGGAGAGGCTGCTGGCGGATGACCCGGAAAGGGGGACCGGACTGGTCCCCCTTTCTGCTGCCATCGAGTTTTTCAAGGAAACTTTTTTGAGCGGCGGCGTCCCCTACGGGAAGGAAATAACCGAAAGCTGGTCTGAACTCCAGAACCGCATCCGGGCCGGGAATACGCGGGGCATCCATATCGGGGACTACAAGACCATCACCCTGACCACCGGCGAGGTCGTGGTCATAGAGGCAGCGGGCATCGGCCACTACTACAAGTGCGGATACCCGACTATGATCGGCCACCATGTGGATTTCATCAGCCGGGACTGTCTGGCCGGGGCAAAGGTGATGAACGACACCAACGTCAACAACGGGACCAAGGAGGAGCCTAACCCCTGGCGAGCCTCCAAACTGTTCCAGACGCTCAACGACGAGGTAACAGGGGTGTTTGCCACCCTGCCCGCGGACTTAAAGCCCCTTATCATCCCCAAGACCGCCCTGCTGGAAAGACGCTATTCGGAGGCGGGGGCGCTGGAAGCAAGCACCGGCTGGGACTGGAACAACATGGGCAAGCTGTGGCTCCCCACCGAGGTTGAGGTTTTTGGCAATACCTTCTGGTCCGATGGCGATGCAGGCTGGACCGGAGGGGGCGGCTGCAATCTCCAGTACCCCATCTTCTACGGCGGGGCCAAGCACATCATCAAGGGTGCGGGGAACGGTGGTTCCCGGTGCTCCTGGTGGGAGGCGTCCGCCCGGCGGCAGTCGACCACTTACTTCTGTGTTGCCGGCGGCGCCGGCGACGCCAGCTACTTCGTAGCCACCTGGGCGGGGATCTACGTGCCCCTGTGCTTCCGAATCGGGTAATCTGGTACATCCCGCCCCCATGTGGGGCGGGATGGTCCGGGACAGGAAGGGGGAAAAGAGTGAGCGTACTCAAAAACAAACGCGGAGAGAGCCAACTGGAATTTTACCACACAGCTGCGTTGGCCAGAAAGGAACTGACCAGGTTCGTGATGGATGAAAAAATCGTCCCGAAGCGGTGGCGCCCGGTTTTTACTTTCCCTATGGTGGAGAAGGTCATCAAACTGATCGACTACATCACGGCGGCGAATACCATCTACCCGCAATCCCTCCGGGAGGCAGAACGCCGCCGGGACTACCAGACCCAGGCCATCATTACGGTGGAGCAGATTTTGCAGCTGCTCCAGTATATGCTTGATACCCTGTCCATAAACCCGGACAAATTCCAGCCGGTAACAGAACTACTGGTGAAGGAGGTATCCCTCCTGCGAGGCTGGCGGAAGGCAGATAACAAATTCCTGGAGAAATACCGGAAAGAAGAAAAATAAAGGGGAGAAATCCCCATCGGTTATGCGCTGTAAAACGTCGTGGTTCCCGGTGCAACTGGTGGGAGGCGTCCGCCCAGCGGCAGTCGACCACTAACTTCTGTATTGCCAACAACAACGGCAACGCCAACAACAACGTAGCCACCAGGGCGGGGATCTACGTGCCCCTGTGATTCCAAGGCAGCCCGTCCCTACGGGCTGGGCCAGACCGAGTAAGCCCCCAAAAGGGGTGCCGAAAGCCGTGCCATTTTTTATTTTTTTTGGAAGGAGTGCATGACCGTTCCAAGGATAAAACCAAGGGTAAATTGAAAATAAACGCCGGAAGGCGCTGATGTGATCGGGTGGACGCTATCGTGCCTGGCCGGTATGTCTGTGTGTCCATACTGGTTCCATGCCCGGTATCACTAAGCGGCTGTTAAAAAGACGCACCCGGCCTGTTGGGAGTGGCGACCCGGCGGGGCGGGCCTGTCGTACAGTGTCCTTTGCGGTAAAGGGAGGCCATCTATGACATCGTTAGAGCGGCGGAGAGAGGCGAGATACCAGCGCCGGAAAGCCGCCAGAGAACGGAAGAAACAGGCCCAATATGGGGAGTGTGACCGGCTGGAGAGCATCGCCAGTTACAAGGCCCTGTACCGGGCAAACCGTATATCCATGCGAAACGTATCGTGGAAAGCCAGCGTACAGCGATACCAAATGAACCTCCTCCGCAACCTGGAGGAGACCAGGAAGAAACTCCTGGCAGGAGAGGATATAACCAGGGGATTTGTAGAATTTGATACCATAGAACGCGGTAAAAAGCGCCATATCCGCAGTGTCCACTATACCGAACGGGTGGCCCAGCGAAGTACCTGCGACAACGCTTTGGTCCCCATACTGTCCCGCAGCCTTATCTATGACAATGGGGCCTGCCTGGAGGGCAAGGGTGTGGACTGGAGCATGGACCGGCTAACGGCCCACCTCCAGCAGTATTACCGGAAGAACGGTTTCAGCAACGAAGGCTGGGCCGTTCTTTTCGATTTCTCCGGGTACTTTGATTCCATTCTGCACAAGGAGTGCTTTGGCATCTACCGGCGGGCGTTCCGGGATGACCGGATCGTGGGCCTACTGGAGAGTTTCGTGGTCCCATTTGGGTACAAGGTTTTCAATAGCGATTGGAAACGGGTGGACCCCAGGGAACGAGGAGAGTACAGCGGGAAAAGCCTGGGGCTGGGCAGCCAGGTGTCGCAGATAACGGCGGTCAGCTACCCCAACAGCCTGGACCACTACATCAAGCAGGTCCTCCGGGTGCGCTGGTACGCCCGGTATATGGACGATGGCTATATGCTGTTCTGCACAAAGCAGGAGGCAAGGGAGGCGATGGACCATGTTGTAGCGTTTTGCGACAGACTGGGGATCACAGTAAACCGAAAAAAGACCAGGATCATCCCCATTCGGCAGGGGATCAAATTCCTAAAGGCGAAGCATTACCTGACGGAAACCGGCAAGGTGGAGCGCCGGATGTGCCGGGAAAGCATCACCCGCCAGCGGCGGCGGCTGAAAAAGTTTGCCGCCAAAGTTGCGGCGGGAGAAATGACCGTCGAAGATGTGTCGATCGCCCACGGTTCTTGGAAGGGCTATGCCCTCCACCGGGGCGGCGGGAAAGCGATCCAGCGGATGGATAAGCTGTTCCGGGAGTTGATGGGGACCGATCCGCCGGTATGTAAACTGAAAAAGAAAAAACGAAAGGCAGGAAAAAACAATGGAAGCAAAGGCAAATGAGAGTGTCATGGACGAGCGGATGGGCACCGCCAGTATGCAGGTAAGCCGGGAACAGGAAATCGCCAGCGTCATCAGGGCAAAGTACAGCATCGACGACCAGATTGCCATCCTGCGGCAGAAGGACCAGAAGCCGGAGGAGTACGAGGCGTTTTTCCGTTTCGCCGAGGACGTGAAAACGGCGGTCACGGCGGCCCGTGCCGCCAAGGCTGCGGCGAAAGAAGGCCAGACATGACCAACATGGAACTCATAGCGGAACTGTCTGACATATGCAAGCGGCAGGCCGCAGTGATCTTGGCCCAGCGATATGTCCTTGAACAGTTTGGGGCGCAGGTCGAGGAGGAAGAAGCCCTTGCAGCCCGGAATCGTTTGCGGGAACTGGTCGGGGACTTGAACGTGTAAAAGAGAAAGGAGATGCCTATGGGCGTTATAAAGATTATCTGGGAAGTCCTTTTGGGAGGGGGCAGTCTGCTCTTTGGGCTTATGTCCCTGGTGCAAATTACCCCCATTAAAATAAATCCCTTGTCCTGGGCGGCCCGGAAAGTTGGCCGGGCAGTCAACAGTGAAGTGCTGAAAAAGCTGGGGGAAGTGGAGAAACAACTGGACGAGCATATCACCATGGATGACCGGCGGACAGCAGACGGCCACAGGACCCGTATCCTGCACTTCAACAATGAGCTGTTGCGGGAGATCGGGCATACCAAGGAGGAGTTTGTGGAGGCCCTTGGAGATATTGATGCCTATGAAGAATATTGCAGGACACACCCGGAGTACCCAAACAATCGGGCTGTGCTTGCCATAGACAACATCCGCAGCACCTACAAGGACCGGCTGAAAAAGCACGATTTTTTACAGGTATAAGAAAGGGTGTGAGGTATGAAAAAGCGCGTGCGCCCCCCGCAGGAATTTTCTAAGCGGCTGGCCGCTTGGTGCGTGATAATTGCCACGGCGGCGGCGGTGGCCTCTTATGCACTGGCCTTTCGAGGACTGGAAACGGCAGAGGGCATCACCACCACCATTTTTACCGGCTGTATAGGGTATCTTGTGACCTATGCAGCTAAGAGTACCGCCGAGAAGGTCAGTCGCAATCGACATGGCTTGGACGCCGATGGAAACCCTTTCGGCGTCCAGGTTGAACAGGAAAACGATAATACAGAGACGGAGGGGTAATAGGTGGAATTTATCATCAACAACTGGTACATCATTTTGGTCGTTACCGCCGTTTTGGTCATGGCAGCGGTGGCGGTTTACCGCTACCTTGGCCTGCCCAGGGAGGAGCAGCTGGCAAAGGTCCGGGAATGGCTTTTGTGGGCCGTAACTGGTGCAGAGAAGGAACTCGGCGGCGGAACCGGCCAGTTGAAACTCCGGCAAGTTTATGATCTGTTTGTGATGCGGTTCCCATGGCTGGTCCGGGTTGTTTCCTTTGACCAGTTCAGTGATATGGTCGATGATGCTTTGGAGGAAATGCGGAGTATGCTCCAGAACAATGCGGCGGTGAAAGGTCTGGTGGAGGGAGGGAACGGTTATGGCTCTGCTGACACCTGATTATACCTACACCTTAAACGGTGTTCTGGTTCGGGTCAAGTTGCTACCGGACGGAACCCGCTGGAAGGACGGGGCCAAGGCGAGAAAAGCCGGGTACCGCACCGGAGACCCGTACAAAAACGGCGGCCTGCTCTGCGGAACCGGAAGGTCACAGGGAGTTACCATCCACAACACCGCCGACCTTGCCAATGTGCATGATGACGGGGAGCAGTATGTCCGCGCCACATTTAACGAGAACATGGGGACCACCAGGGTCCACTTCTACACGGATGACACGGGGGCGTGGCAGCTTCTCCGGGCCGGGACCGGAATGTTTTCCGGTGACCCCATCGGCAAGGCGGAGGTCGGCTGGCACGCCGGAGATGGCGTGGTCCGGGACGGTGGAAACATGACCACCACAGCAATCGAGGTCATTATGGGCGAAAGCCCCACCCACGACGCCAAGGCAAAAGAAAACGCAGCTCGGCTGGCCGCCGGGCTGCTGGACATTTACGGCCAAGGCACGGATCGCCTTTACACCCACACCTACTGGGTGGCAAAGGCGGCGGGCAAAAAAAAGGCGGATGTGGACGAACAGTCCACCACCATGGTCCTCAACAAGAAGTGGTGTCCGGTATACATCTTTGGGAGTAACAGCCCTGCCGTTGCTCTTAAGAACTGGAAAGCCTTCAAGACGCTTGTTGGCGGGTACATGGGCGGGGCCAGCGCAAAGCCCCCTCTCAGCGCAACTACCGAGAGCGTAAATTACCTGGTGCGGATCATGAAGGGTGTGGCTATCCGCAAGGGACCCGCAGCCTCCAACGCCGTCACCGGACAGGTGAATAAGGCCGGAGCCTACACCATCGTCAAGGAGGCAACAGGGCCAGACGGTTCCCGCTGGGGCCTCTTGAAATCTGGCGCCGGGTGGGTGGACCTTGCCTCCTGCAAAAAAATCTAACCCCCTATCTCTATAAATCTTTGAAACCAAACGATAAGCCCTCTCTCGTGGGAAGCCACGGGAGGGGGCTTTCTTTTTTTGTTCAAAAACAACTCGACAGCCTAAAATATAATTATTCTACAATTTTTTATAAAATTTTTGTAAATAGTGCTTGACTTTGCCCCAAATAGCGGCTATAATTGGGGTACAGTCAGGATAATGTCTCAAAAAGTGTCGAAGAATAAAACAGGAACGGGTCAAGCACCACTCGTCCTAACACAAAGTGATAAGGAAGGAACAGAAATGAGAGAGATTGCATGGCAGGAAATCGACCGTAACGACCGCATCGTCACAAAGCGTAAAACCTTCAAGACCGATAAGGCGCTTGAGAATTTCATCGAAAAAATTTCCGAGAAGGACAATTTCTTCGGCATTCTCGCAATCAGATAAAGGAGGAGACACTATGAACGAATACAAAATCTCTTACGCCGCACCCGGCACAGACATGAGCTACACCCTAATTACGGAACGCACCGAGGCCGCCGCCCAAAAAACGTTCAAGGCCCGCTACAAGGAAAATGGCACCCCCGCCCCCGATATTTTCGACATTGAGCTTATCCGGGAAGACGCCCCCGCCACTAAGCAGCAGGAACGGAATGCGCTGGCGGCCATCCGGCGGATGGTTGAGGAGTTGGGGCCGCAAAGTTATCTTGCCACCGCCTTTGAGGGGTGTTTCGAGGATGCGGAGCAGAATATTGAATGCGACTGGGGCTGCTCCCAAAAGCGGCTGGCCGATGCGGCAGCCGAAAAGGTTGGGGAACTGGAGGCCCAAATCGAGGAACTGAAGGAACAACTTGCGGAGAGCCAGAAGGATTGGGAGGCAGCCCACGCCGCAAACCACGCAATCGCAGAGGAGAAAGACGCAGAAATCGCAGCCCTCCGTGATTGCATCCTCCTCCCGGATGACCTTACCGTTGTTATCCAGCTCGTTACTGAAAAGCAGCTGGCTCTCGAAGCAGAGGTTAAGAACGCTGCAGAGCGGATTGTAGAGGCGGCGGCGGAGCCTGGGGGTGCAGCATTCCAGGGCGCAGTCCAGGAACACCGTGCAGCCAAATCCAGTTTGGACTACTATACAGCCCTTCTGGAGCGGCTTATCAGTGTAAGGGGCGAGTAATTTTTTTGCCCCCAAATGCCTCTAAAAGAGACATAAAATCAAAATCGTGAAAATAATGTCTCTGATTGAGACGGAATTGTAACGGCAAGACGGGGAGAAAAGAACCCCCCGGCCATAAGGAGATGAATTGAAATGACTGTTCGAGAGCACATGAAAGCTGCCGGGTTCGATTTGGCTTTTGCCCACAATGCCAAAAGATTTGAACGCGGAGGAGTCGATGAAAAGCACGGGACAATGGAATGCGAGGAAATCCAGATTAGAACTTTCCGGTGCGTGCCGGTCCCTTTTGAGGAGATGCTGGCAGTAGAGGCGACAGCCGTTGTTCCCTTTACTGATGGCACAATGCGCCCATACCCTTGCGGGTGGACGGAAAGTCTGGAAGCAAGTATCATGGCCTATTTCCCGATAAAAAAAGATTGAGCCGAAACACCCTCTGGGGTGTCCGCCGGGAATCGCCTCCCCGGCGCTGATGATGGCAGGCGAGAAAGGGTAACAACCATGGAGAAAACAATCGAATTTGATCCCACTGACCTTAGTGGAATGTGCAAGATGATGGATGAATATGGTGACAGCACGTCTATGTTTTTGGGCGCTAACGAAAACGGTGAGGATATTTGGATTTCCATTTGCCCTGACACTATCACCATCCGAACCTTCCAGCACAACGGATGGGTGCGGATAGACACCTATGACCGTGATGGCACTTGCGAGCAGATTTTTGATGGCAGGTGGAAGGTTCCCAGCGCATCAGATGTATAAACAGCCGAAACGCCCAGTAGGGCGTCCGCCGGAGATCGCCTCCTGGCGCTGATGAGGCAGGCGAGAAAGGGATTGCCATGGGGAAAACCATGCTTGATGTCTTGAAGGACAGGCTTATTGATGGGCTTGAAATTGTCAAAGTGAAGGAGACAAACATCAAGTACACCATTACATTCTGTTTTGATGGCGATGAAACAACGGCGGACCTCCACAAAAGCTGCGCCCCCGGCGCTCACAATGCGGTTGCCGATAGCGCAATTATCACAGCCGTTTCCACCGTCTATTTCAATCGTGGAGACTTCGCAAAAGCAAAGGAATGGCTTCACAAAATCGGGACTGTTACGACCCAAAACTGACGCAGCCGAAACGGGCCACAAGCCCGTCGCCGGGGGCCGCCCTACCCGGCCTGATGATGGCAGGGCATACATGAAAGGAGAAAGTTACTATGTTAGAGTATGTGTCTTATCTTCCGGCCCAACTTATGCTTGGGGCGTACAAAATCCCGCCCAATTCCCAGGTCATCGGCTCCCATGCTGTCCGCAACACCAAAACCGGCGCCTCCGGTGTTCTGATCCGGTTCAAGACAACCGGCGTCTACGGTCTTTTTTGTGCCGGTGTCGTCCGCAACGTGGACCCCCAAGACGTCCGCCGGCTGCTGGCGCAAAAATGACACGGAAAGTCGCTATCTATATCCGCGTCTCCACGTTGGACCAGGCCAAGAATGGCTATTCCCTGGCGGCCCAGCGCAAGACGCTGGAAGACTATGCCGCGTTACACAACTATGAGGTCGTCTGTGTCTATGCAGACGAAGGCGTCAGTGGAAAGGATATTTCACACCGGCCTGCGATGCGTGAGATGTTGGAGGCGGTAAAGGGAGGAGGCATTGATATAGTCCTCGTTTGGGCCCTGTCTCGCCTTACAAGGAGCGTTGCCGACCTATACAAAATCCTGGAACTGCTCCAGCGTCACAACGTTTCTCTGGTCTCGTACACAGAAGCGTTTAACACTACAACCCCTATGGGTAGGGCTATGATTGGCTTTTTGGGAATTTTCGCCCAAATGGAAAGGGAGATCACAGCCGAGCGCGTCAGAACGGCCATGGCCGAACGTGCGGCGCAAGGGAAGCGCACAGCCCACGAAGTATTGGGCTATGATTTGGATGGACCCGATGGCCTAAAAATAAATGAGGCAGAGGCCGAGCGTGTCCGCTACATCTTTGACCGCTACTTAAAATTCCGCAACCTCTCTGCTGTTGCGGAATTGTGTAGGCTAAAAGGTTACACCGGAAAGCGGGGCAGATTTTTTAAGCCCGAACACATCAAGACGATCCTTACTCGCCCTATCTACATTGGCTACAACAGCTATTGCGGCCAGCTGTTTCGAGGCTCCCATCCGCCCATTATAGACAATCCAACATGGGATCGTGTTCAACACCTTGTTAAGCAGCCTAAATCCATAGGCAGGCCAAGAGAAAAGGAGGAATAGTATGGAGGTGCGGCATACATACAATGACGGTTTCAATAGCGCAGGTCAAGCGGAGTACATTGTCTATCGCTGCCCCGATGGAAGCCTCCTCCTCGACTGGAACGAAACCGCCTGGAAATTTGGCTACCCAGCTTACCCAAAACACCGCTGCACAGAGATTGAGAGGGGCTATTCCGAGGGCGGGCCAGCACTTCCGAAACTCTACGCAGCAATAAAGAAGAAGTACCTTGAGGAGGGTGACCATGACACGTAAAGACGAAATCGACCTCGAAATCCGCCGGCAGGCGTTAAGGCTCTACCCCAAATGCGTAGCCCTTTTCCAGCTGCCCCGGATGGTCTATGCCCAAATCATGCTGGACAACACAATGCGTAAACAACCCTACCGGGTAAGCGAAGACCGAATCAAGAAGGTCATCAACTCTATGACAGAATTTCAATGAGAGGAGAATATACCATGAACAAGTATGCGGAGTTACGCCAGCGCCAGCAGGAGGAGTTTAACGCCCTTCCCCTGGGGTTTGCGTTCAGCCAAAAGCAGTTTGACGAGATGATGCGGGGCTGGGGCCTCGATCCAGAAAAAGACACTGGAAAAATCTATTCCATCGGGGCCGGAGGCTATGTTCAGAAAAAGGACGCAGACCTGCTCCACCAGACAAGGGAACGCCACGACGCAGAGCTGGCGGCAGCCATCGAAGCGGACAAGACCGGGGACGGATTCATCTACGAGATGTTCCTCTACGAGCTGGACAACCACGAGTACGGGTACACCGGGGAAAGTGAGGACACGCTGGATGCCCTTTGTCTTACGGCGCAGGAGGTAGCGGCAGACAAAAGGCTCCTGCGGGGCTTTGAGAAAGCACAAAAAGAAATTTGGGATAGGGGATAATGAGTATGTCTTGCTTTGTTATGAACCCGGAGCCGCTGGCGGCGCTGGCAAACGCCATCGAGGCCAGGCTCGACTGCGATTACGGCTATTGGGGGTTTGAGGCCCCGGATAGCCTTTACCACGAACTGGATGGGTGCAGAAGAGCCTTTCTTTACTCCGCCGAGGAAATTTACCGCAGACTCTATGCGGTAAATGTGAGGGCCTACAACGGGCGCTACGCAGCCCACGATGAGCCGGAGGACGAGGAGGCCCCGGACATCGACGTGAGCAAATACATCGTCCACCATGGACCAAAGTACCGAGAACACGGCTTTGCTGTCCAGCCGTGGCACTACCAGCTTGCCAAACTCCTCGACTGCTGGCTCTACCAAACCCTGGAGGATGCGACCCACAAAGACCCGCTGCGCCTTGCTGTGAAGGACTATCGGGACCTCCTCTACTCCTTCATCGTGGCGAACAGCCCGCAATATGCCGATACCCTGTGGGGTGCCCTTCCGCCACTTGCTGAACAAACAACCAGGGAAAAGATCATGCTGGCCTGGAACAAAGCAAGGTGGGCCGGAAAAAAGGCGTGGAGGGCCAGGAAGAAGGAGACCGGAGGTGTTTGAGCAGATCAGCCTTTTCGACGTCGTTGCCAGGCTACCTGTTTCGGCGGAAAGCTGCTTTGACGGTAAGACGCTCACAGCCCAAAAGCCGGAGCCGTGGATGCTGCGGCTCGTCCCGAAGGGGGAGTATGTTGTCTACCCGGACAAGCAACCCCTTGTGCTCGTGCCTGTCAAGCACACGGCAGACCAGATACCGGAGGGACACCACTACTACCACTACACCATCGGCGACCAGGTTTACGCTGGGACCTTTGTGTGGAACGAATAGGAAGGAGAAGAACATGACACCCGAACAGCAGGAAAAACTCATCACTGCGGCCTGCCACGAGGCGGGACTGACCGCTCATGTCCGCTGGATAGCAAACAAACGGCAGGCGGAGACATTGGCAGAGCGCATCGCCATGCGCTTTAAGGGGACCTCTCCCATGGTTTTCAAGAACAGCTATATGTACTGCGACACGCTGGATATGTGCTTCTTCTACACCCCGCAGGGGGTCCCCCAGGTGGCCTACGCAGGGTACGCCACGGCAGACAGCGCGGACATCACGAAGGGCAAATTGGTGGAAGCGTTCCGCAAGGCAGACACCGTCTTACGGCTGATGAAAGGGCTTGCGGAGGGAGAACGGCATGGCGGTCAATAAGGACAAGCTCGCAGAGCTGGACAGCCATTGGAAAGAGGTCATGGAGTTGGCCGAAAAATACGGCTTTATCACACAGACCTACGGAGGGGTGGCTGTGCTTGCCACCCACAAAAACCAAATTGACAGCTTCGGGGAGCAGGCCTATATCCAGAGGCAGGAGCAGATGTTTGGTAACTATATGGAGGTATTACAATGATTTTCAAGGACAAAGAACACGCCGAACGGTTTAAGAGCGCACTCCATACGGCCGGAGCGATCAACGGCGATGGCGCGGTGAAGGGGGACTTTGGGGCCAGCCTCTTCCTACTCACCGGCCTCCCGGATGTCTATGGGCGGGTGGAGCAGCACATCCACTACGGCTGGCTCAACTTTGACCCCATGCTGGCCCTGCCGCTCTCAAGCGGCGAGCGTATCCTCGTCGCCTTGGCCGGGAACCTCTACAATGGCAGATTTTTTGAGGGGTACACCCCCCTTGACGTCGTCGGCGCTGGAGACAACGAGGCCGTTGAGTTGGCGCTGAAATCCATCTGGCTCCGAAGGCAGAAAATCCGCTGCGATGACTTTGCCGGTTATTTTGCCGCGGCAAAATAACCGGCAAAATAACCAGCAAAGTTTCAGCATTTGCCGGTTACAGTGTGGTGATTTTTGCTGCAAACACGAGCGTTTTTGATGCAATAAATCACAAGCAAAAATCATCCGCCAGCTGGCAGTCAAAAATCGCAAAACGGCCAAACAGAGGGGCCGAAAGACTACCTGTATATTCCTGCAAACCCGCTTGTTACCTAACTTTATTTGGATTTTCCCCCTTTTTATGATTTCAGTTTTGTTGCGGCCTCCTGTGACTTTTTGCCGGAAAGTTTGCCGCGGCAAAATGCCCGGCAAACTCTGAAATTGAAAATGAAATTGAAATTGAATATGAATATATAGATAAAGATAGGGGTTAAGGGGGAAGGAAAAGGGGGGTACGGGGGGAAGGAGGGGGGCGCAGGGGGAAAGAAAAAGTTTGCGGAATGGACTTGACTTTTGGCCGTGCATATGTCATTATATAAGCACGACCAAAAATGGAGGTGAGCAGATTGTCCCCAAGGACAGGTCGTCCGCCGAAGGGTGAACAATCCAGAAAGCAGAAACTTACGATTCGCCTTTCTGACCATGAGGCACAAAAAATCCAAAGGTGCGCCGATAGGCTGGAGGCCACAAGAACAGATGCTATCATCGCAGGGATTGATTTACTCGAAGCGGAGCTGGACAAAAAATAAGACAACCGGGAGAGCCGTGGGAAGCAAACCCCGATTGCCTTATTGCACCAAACCGCAAGGGCTTGATAAATCCATTCTATCACACCCTTGCGGAAAGTCAAGTCACAGGAGGCGATTTCCGTGGGAGTTAATAACCGTGTTCGAGACGAGGTCATCCGCAGGGCAGTCCTGGAGAAACTAAGCGAGGGGATCAACTTCTTCTCCGCCGACGACATCCTGGCCGTCGCCGGGATAGACGAGGAACAGCTCAAGAGGATTTCCGAAAGCATCCAGATCGAGACAGCACCCGCCCAGGAGGGCAAACCCAAGGCAACCAGAAAAAGAAGATAGGAGGTGTCAAAATGGACAACTTTCACGCCCGATGGTTTGGCCGCACACAGCCGCCTCCGCCCGCCCCGGAACAACTCTGGCAGCAGAACACCGAATTTCTGCGGAACATGGCAACGAGTGAGTGGGGAGAGGCGCTTGCGGACCGCTTCAAAAACATCCCGGAAGTCGAGGAAGCGGAGAAGCAGTTTGCCGGTGTGTTGCAGAGCATCACCGACCCGGAAATCAGATTCGCCGTTGACGCGGCAGCCGGACGGATTTCGAGTGCATACCAGGTTTTGGGCTTTTGTGCAGGTCGGTTCTCCCAGGACAGCCGGGCGCAAATGGTTTAAGTCCATTTTGATAACCTTAGAGGCGTTACAAGTCACCCCTCTAAGGTTATCAAAAAGAGAGTCGCCCAAAACGACCTGGGCGGCTCTCTTATTCTCCAGATGACGGGGGGAGTTTTGGAAACAAAATCAGCTCGAATTTATCCGCCATCCCGTTTTTTCGTTCGCGGGAGAGACGTGTGTACTCGGCTCGTTCGATGACCTCTTTGAGCATTTCGTTTTTGGCCTGTGCAGAGGGCAGGGTGCCATAGACATCGAGCAGCCTATCCACTTTGGGGACAATATTCTTCCTGCTGGCGGCGCGGACCTTCTCCTCGGCCAAATCTACAGCCAGGGCCTCTGCGGTCTCCTGTGCGGCGCTGATACGTGCCGAAAGGGACCGGGACCGCTCAAGGAACATTTCGGTGTCATAGACCCCCTGCTCCAGCAAATCGTGGGTGCGGGCAAGCTGCTTTTTCAGAGTTTCTATTTCGGATTGCACCTTACTGACGGATTTTTCTTTGAGGTCAATAAGGGTCTGCTGCTCTTCCGGCAGGCGGTCGGACCATTCGAGGCGGTAGTCGCCGATCCATCGGTCGAGAGCCTGCAGCAGGCGCTCCTCCACAACTCTGTACCTGGAGCCGACATTGTCACAGGCGCGGTTTGGGCAAACGAGTTCTCCGCCATAGGCATTCGCACGAAGCACCATTCTGCGGCCACACTTACCACAAACCAGCAATCCGGCCAAAGGGTTTTTCACAATACTTCTTGCCGGTACCGGCGGCGGACCTTTTTGTGCGAAGATTTCCTGTGCGGCAAGAAACACTGCTTCGTCAATTATGGGGGGGTGCAGACCATCCACAAAAACCTGTTCCTCCGGCGGTGCAATATACCGTTCCACGCAGACCGTGTTGTTGATGATGCGCCTTTTTGTTTTGCAAACGTTCCAACGGATTTTTCCGGCATATGCGGGGTTCTGGAGGATGGACTGGATCGTAACGTTACTCCAACAGTGTGCGCCACGTGGAGGGGGTACGCCCATAGCATCAAGGCGCAGCGCCAGCGAATAGGTCCCGAACCGTTTCAAGGCCCCGCCTCCATCCTCTTCGCCAGAGGTGTAAAGCCGGAAAATGAAGCGGACAATATCGGCCTCGGCTTCCACCGGGCGCAAGGTCCAGCCCTTATCATGAGGCACCCTCACGCGCTCGTAGCCATAGGGAGAAGTGCCGGACACCCATTTCCCCTCCTTCGCCGAGGCAAGGCGTCCGCGCTGCAAGCGGCGGTTTATGGTCTTATACTCCCGGCGAGACATGAACAGGCCGAACTCAAAATACTCCTCGTCAAATTCGTCCGCAGGATCGTAGACCTTGAGTGGCGTAATGATTTTCGTACCGGAATACTTAAAGGCCTGCGCCATAACACCCTGGTCTATGGTGTCACCGCGGGCAAGGCGCTCCACCTCCACGACAAGGACACCAGCCCACAGGCCATCCTCAACTTCCTGGAGGAGCTGCTGAACGACAGGTCGGGCGGCAATCGTTTCGCCGGACACGATTTCACGGTAAATCTGTGTGACGTTGTACTGACCACGCCCGGCAACTTCGAGCAGGAGTTTTTCGTGGCGGGCCAGTGTCTCCCCTTCGCCGTGGGCCTCGGCTTCCATGTCGGCGCGGGACTTCCGCAGGTAGATGCAATATGGGCGCATGAACATTCGCCTCCACTCTTACTGTGACGGGCAGAAATCCACGTAAATCACATCGCCGATTTGCCGGGTAGACTGCCCCCCGTCTTTCGTTTTAGGGAGAATGCGATCTCCATATCAGCCTGCATCAGTTTGTCAAGCAGGACGCAGATTTCATTTTTCAGCTGATTTTGTGCCGACATTACGTTAGAGAGGGCAAGGGCATCGGTAATAGCCCCACCAGAGGCGTCCACTGTATTGCGTACATTTGCCCGCAAGGATTGCAGTACACGGAAAAACTCTTGGTAGACGCGCAGGCGTTCCGGGCGGAAAAACTGCATATCCCGCCCCAGCAGCAGATAGAAGTTGTCAAAACACTGGGCGATGATGGGGCGCATTTCCGCCGGCATACGCTTGAAATGCTCCTCGAAGTTTCTCTGGTCATTGTAAAAGACCTGCTCAACGTGCCTCCGCTCGTCGGAGAGCCCCAGCAGATAGTCTGTGGACACGTTAAAATACTTTGCAAGGGCGCAGAGCAGTTCAAATGATGGCTCCTTGTCCTCGATCTCATAGCCGGAGACAGCGGAGCGGGTTTTGTTGATGATTTTTGCTAAATCATCCTGTGAAAGGCCACACTCTTTGCGGAGCGCAGCAAGGCGGACGGAAAACATTTGCATAGACAAGCACCTCCAGAAATTATTATAGCAGGGTTGCCCCATTTGGGGTATATTATGCCTCAAATAGCGTCAAATAAGAATTTTTTACTGGTAAAATGGTTGACTATGCCCCAAATAGAGGCTATAATATAATCGGACACCCCAAATAGAGGCATTTTCGGGAAGGAGTGAGAGTATGAGGGTGATGTTACAGCACTTCCGGGAGGCGAAAGGCTTCACGCAAGAGACGTTCAGCGCCTTGATTGGGATAAGCCGCAGCTACTACTCCCAAATCGAGACCGGAGACAAGCAGCCATCTTTGCAAGTTGCTTTGCGGATCAAGCAGGCCCTTGGGTATTATGGCGACGACATTTTCGACGACACCAAAATCAGGCGGAGATAATTTTTTTGCTCGTTTGCGCCTCTTTTAGCGTCATTTTTCGAGATAAAACCTAAAAATGTCCCCAAACGAGGCGTAACAGTTTCTTTACCTGCAATAATTCTACCGCAGAGGGGGGTGAAAATAAATGGCAAGGCAAGCCACAAAAGCCTGTGGAAACCGATATTTTGAGGCACGAATGAGGGCCGCAAAGTTCAACGAGCGCCTTGCGACACGGGCGGGGGCGGCAGACTTCCTGCCGGGAGTGACGGAAGAAATGCTCAAAAAGTATGAACTGGACATCACAAGGCCACCCAACATCGTTGTTGCGCTCATGGCAGACGCCTATAACGAGCCGGAGTTGCGCTCATGGTACTGCGCCAACGAATGCCCGCTCGGAAGGGACTGCCGGGAAATACCCGAAATGCCGCCAGAGCGCATTTTAATCCGGCTCCAAAATGCAAAATCGGGAGTAAATGCTGTGGCCTCTACCCTATCCGACATTTTGGACGACGGGATCATCGACGCCCAGGAGGCGGAGCAGCTTCCGCAGCTACGGGACGATCTCTTGGAAGTACGGAGGCGGATGGATGAGGCCCTTGCACTCCTGGAACGCGCCCAGCGGAGCAGTATGCAGGATTAGCGGACAGGTCAAAAACGGAGGAAAGCGCAGCATGAAATACCAGAAACTTTCGGAGAAAGAAAAAGCCCGCCACCCCTCTATCCACCGCACCGGAAGCGTCCGCGGCATGAAAAAACAGGGATTTTGGGGCAGGAACGACCTCTGCGTGAGGTGCGGACAGTATATCTACAACCTGTCGATGCTGACCTCATGGCCCTGGCGACAGTGAGAGGAGGTGTGGGATGGTTGCGGCGAATGTCGTCAGCGATTTCCAGATCGGGAATACCCGGATAAAGATTGCCGACGACTACTGCAAAAAGACCGCCAGCGATGCCGAGCGAACGCTCCGGCGCATAGCGACACAGGCGCAGCGCCAATTTGTTGCAGCTGCCGCAGCCGGGAAATATGAGCAGGAAAAGAGGTGAGAACAGTGGTGAAAACGAAGAGGCTGCTACAGAAAGTCCTGGCATTTTTCAGACCGATCATCCTTTGGGTGCTGATACTCGTGACAGAGCTTTTGTTGTCAGCGGTCCCGGCGGCTCTGGTCGCGGCAGAGCTGCTACCGCTGGCACATGCGGAACGGGGCAGGATGGCGTTCGGAGGCGAATGGCTGGCCGTTGTGCTGGTATTCGGTATCGCATTCTACGCGATCCGCACCGAAGTCTGTAACAGAACCAAGAAGGAGGAAGACACCCGATGATGTACAAGATTTGCCCGGATTGCGGGTCGCATCTCGACTTTGGGGAGAAATGCGACTGCAAATCCGGGCAGCAACAGGAAACCGGAAACACAAGCGAAAGAGGTGATGATAATGGAGGCCGCACTACAGCGGCAGGCGGAACAGTATCTTGGAGCGACCATAACCCCGTTCGAGCTGGGTAACGCCAGGATCAGCGCAGAGCAAAAACTCGCCCGCATCATTGAGCGGGATGGTGATGAAAACGGCGCACGACGAGAACCGTGGTATCTGGCCCAACTCGTTGCGGAGGCTGTTGCAGAAAGCAGGTTTTCGGCGACATCCCACGGTCCGCCGGAGAGGTTCCTGCCAGGGCGGCGAAAAAAAGGGGTAAAAAGGACGGCCCATGTCCGAAGACATGAACCGACCTCCAAGCAGCCCCTATTGTACCACACCAGAACAGAAGATGCAATAGGAGGATTTTGAAAAATGGACAACAGTTTAGCGACTACAGGCGGAAACGCCCTGCAAATCACGCGGCAATATCCGGCGGAGCGGTTTAACCTCCTCGTCCCCATGCAGACCGTTGCGGAGATCGCGGAAATCCACAAGCCTGTGATGAACGCAGTGCAGATTTCCACCAATCTTGCGGACAAGGAAATCTACGAGCAGGAGAAAGCCAAGAGTGCGTGGACGGACAAGAGCGGGAAACAGCACCCCGCAACCCCGGCGGGCTACGCGCTCACCAAAAAGGGCCTCAACAAACTTATGCGGGCGGCGGGCATTAAAATTTTGGGTACACGACCGATTATCCCATCCACCTGTCAGAAGTGTGCAGAGGTCAACAGGAGCATTGGCCGCCCGGTCAACTGCGGAGCCTGCGGCAACCGGGATGTGAAATTTGAGGCCCGTATCTCCGTCCCTCAGCTTACCGGGGAGAGCATCGAGATCGTGGCCCACAAAGAGATTATCGTGCAAGATGTCACAGACGGTATGAGCGAAGCGCAGCGGAAGGAATTTCTCAAATTCCGCTCGGAGATGTGTGAGACAAAAGCCGTTAACCGGGCGCTCCGGGCGGCCATGCACATCAAGGGGACCTATACCCTGGAAGAATTGAAAAAGCCGTTTGTTGTGGCCTACCTTGTGCCTAACCTTGACAACGAGACCGTAAAGGCGGAGGCCGTAAGGCATATGTTCGCAACGGCCCAGGAGATTTATGGCGGGCGCAACACAGAGGTCAGGCGGGCCATCTTCGTCGAGGACGATGTAGAGGACATGGAGTACGAGATGCCCGGACAGCCGATTGCACAGCCGGATAACCGGGCGTACCTGCAAGCCCCCCAGGAGCCGCCTCGTGAGATGCAGCAAAGGCAACAAAATGCGGCGGAGGCTGCACCGGACTTTGACCCGACCGTATGTACAGAGTGCGGGTCCAAATGCAGCAACGGCGTTGTGAAATACAGCCAGGAACAGTACGGGCGGACGCTCTGTATGAGCTGCCAGCGGAAGCAGGGAGGTGTCCAGTAATGAGCATCCGAGTATTGCACACCGGCGATCTCCACATTGGCAGTTACTCCGGCCCGGAGGCGGACGGGGAAAACGCCCGGTATCTTGACATCTGCAAGTGCCTCTATGCGCTGGTGGCAGGGGCAAAGGAACAGCAGCCGGATATTGCCGTTATTGCAGGAGACATCTTCCACCAGGCCCGCGTGTGGAGTGACCGCGGCCTCAAGGAACAGCGGGAGGCCGTCAACTTCCTGCGGCGGTTGTCAAGAATCTGCCCCGTCGTAGTTATGCGGGGCACCCCAAACCACGACAGTGAGCAGCAGTTTCTGGCGCTGGAGAATGCGTTCTACGACGAGGAAAGGGTGCGGATCGTCCTGGAACCGTGCGTCCTGCCCCTCACCACCGCGGGCGGGGAGGACATCAATATCGCCTGCCTGCCGGGATTTGACCGAGGATTTTACAGGGCGAAGCATCCCGGCCTTTCCGCAGAGGAAGAAAACGAGGCGTTCACCAAGGCTATTGAGGATATAATCATCGGCCTCAAAGCGCAGTGCGGTGGCGACAGCCCGGCGGTACTGGTGTCTCACTTCACAGTCGCCGGGGCCAACATGGAGAGCGGGCAGACGGCATTTTTCAGCCGGTTTGAACCGGTGGTCCACCCGGCCACCCTGGCGGCGGCAGACTTCGACCTTGTTTGCTTCGGCCACATCCACCGCCACCAGCAGCTCGACGGATGCAAGAGCGCATTCTACTGCGGAGCAATCTCCCAACTCAATTTCAACGACGAGGGGCAGGAACGGGGATACTACATTCACGAGATTTACGACGACGTAAGCACACCCGGCCCGGTACCCATCCCGGCCACAAAGAGTATTTTTTACCCCCTTCCGACACGGGAACACCTCACTATCCGCCTCGACGACAACGATATTGGCGCAATCATCAGCGCAGAAGACGGGTTCTTTGCTGGGCCACTTCTCAAGTACCAGGAGGAGGCCACAGGCAAAATCGTGCGTGTCCTCTACGACTGCACCGACGAGCATAACAAAGCCTTTAACCATGCAGTCCTCGAAAATTGGCTGCGGGATGTGGCCGGGGCATTCTGGGTCCAGGAGATCACCCCACAGAAAATTACCATCACGGTAGACCGCCGGAGCATGGATGCAGATAGCACCCTGGAGGAGGCGCTTACTGACTACCTCACAGAAAGAGGCCTGGAGCCGAAGCGCATTGGGCAGCTGGTGGAACTTGCCCGGCCCATCATTTCGGAGGCTACCGAAAGGGCCGCGCAGGAACGGCGTACAGGGGCGTTTGTCCCGGTAGAGATCGAGGTCAAAAACTACCGGAATTACCGGGAGGAACGATTCAGTTTTGACCCTATCCGCTTCTGCACTATCAACGGCAGCAACGGTGTGGGAAAGAGCAGCCTGTTTATGGACGCTATGCTGGATGCGCTTTTTGAGGAGCCGCGAGAGGGCGAGTTGACGGGCTGGATCTGCAACGACCCGGAGGCCCGGAGTGGGGCTATCAAATTTACCTTCAAGCTGGGAGACCAGATTTACCGGGTGACGCGTACCCGCGCCAAGAGTGGCAAGGCCACACTAAATATCGCAGAGCAGGTCGATGGTGATTGGGTAGACCGCAGCAAAGAAAAATTCCGGGACACACAGCAGGAAATCGAGAACATCATCAGCATGGACAGCCTCACCCTCAAGGCCTGCGCCCTTATCATGCAAGACCAGTACGGCCTCTTTTTGCAGGCCGACAAAGAGGCCCGCATGAATATTCTCGGCAGCATCCTCGGCTTGGGGGTTTACAAGGGTATGGAAGAACTCGCAGCGGAAAAGGCCACCGATACCAACCGGGCAGTCCGCACCCTTATGGACAAAGCAGAGGCCATCACCACCGGATTGCCAGATTGGGCGGGACTGGAAGCCCAAATCGTCTACCAGGAACAGTACAGGCAGAACTGCGAGACGGCGGCGCAGACCAAAGCGACAGAGGTGGACGACCTCAAGGCCGCCCTCAATACGCAACTTGAGGCAGCAGGCCGGGTAATGCGCCTCAACAGCAAACTTACCGCCCTTACAGGACAGAGGGCCGCCAAAGAGGCAGCCAAGACATCGCAGGTAGGAATTATCATGGCAGCAGAAACCATTCTTGCGGCAGAAGCGGAAATCGCCGCAGGCATAGCAGGGCTAAACCGCCTGTTGGAACGTGAGAAGGAATTGATTAGCAGTAAGGCGGCCTATGACGAACTCATAGTGCGAGAGGAGAAGCTGATCGAATCGGTGGCAAAAGCCAAAAAGGCGGTATGGGCGGCAAAGGACAAGAAAGCCATCATTGATAAAGAAATCGTTCCCTTACAGCGTTCCCTTGCACGGGAGGCGGAACTTGCGGAGAAACACGCCGCATACACAAGCGTAGCAAACAGGCTTTCCGAGTTAGAAGGATTGATGGCGGAGTACACGGCGGCAAAGGACCAGCTTGCTACGGCGCAGACAGAAATCGAACGCCTGGACCGCAACTACGCAGCTGCCAGGGCGCAGGTTGAACAAAACATAGCTGCCGCAGAAAGAAAGGTCGAACTGCTGAATGACAGCGGGTGTCCTAATACCGAGAAAGCAACCTGCAAATTTCTTGCGGATGCAATTTCTGCCCAAAAAGCTCTCCCCAATCTTTTGGCGCAGCTTGGAGACGTGGAGGCAGAATATTCGGATGTACGCCAGGCGGCTCTGGATACCCTCTGTGCAGCGCAGACGGAATACGACGGGAAGAAACACCTTCCGGGGGAGATTGCATCCCTGCGTGCCTCACAGTGTCTCTTGGAATCGCCTGAAAGAGAATACCTGGAACTTGGAGCGAAGCGGAAAGAATTGGCCCTGATGGAGGAGCGGGCGACAGAGTTGGACAAGGCCGTTGCGGACGCAGAGGCCGCCGCCCAAAAAGAACTGATAGAACTGACTGGAATCGAAACACAACTCCCAAGCGTTGCATCGGCCAAAAAGGAATATGACCATCTGCAAGGGGAAATCGCCACGGCCAAACAGTGGATAGAGAAAGAGAAGCAGGTTCCGGTGGCGCAGGAACGGAAGGCGGCAGCGGCCCAGCGCATCCTTGAACTTGACGAGGAAATCGAGGCAATCGAGAAGGAGATCGCCGAGGCCCGGACAGAATTGGCGACGGAACAGGGCAAGACCGCCGGCAGAGAGGAACTGCAGGCGCAGGTTGACGCAGCGGAAGCCGAAATTAGGAGTTTGCAGGAAGCTGCGCGGAATGCGGCGATGAAACTGGGCGGCCTCAAGGCACAAGTAGAGCAGGCGGGAAAGAAGCTGGCGGAGGCAGCGGAGTTGCAAAAGCAGGTCAACGCACAGTCGGTCAAGGCTGCTGGATACGAGGAATTGAAAAAGGCTTTCTCGCAGGATGGTATCCCCCACAACATCATCCGCTCCATCATCCCCGTGTTTGAGGCTACGGCCACCAACATTCTCGGCCAGATGTCCGGCGGACATATGAGTGTTGAGCTTGTAACCGAGAAGGCACTCAAGAGCAACAGCAGGAAAGAGGTCACGACCCTTGACATCATCATCAATGACAGTAGTACCGGGCGGCTCCCCTACATGAGCAGGAGCGGCGGCGAGCGTGTCAAGGCAGCCCTCTCTGTGATCCTGGCTCTTTCGGAGATCAAGAGCAGCAAGGCTGGCGTACAGCTTGGTTTTTTGTTTATCGACGAGCCGCCCTTCCTTGACGCCCCCGGTGTACAGGCTTACTGCGACGCGCTGGAAGCCATCCAGCAGCGGTACAGCAGCCTCAAGGTCATGGCGATTACCCACGACCCGGCCATGAAGTCGAGATTTCCACAGAGCATTACTGTCTACAAGGACGAGAGCGGAAGCTATGTGAGGAGCGATTAAGATGGAAGAACGGAAGGTGAACGAACTTATCCTCCAAAACAAAGACGACAGGGAGGCGGTGGCGTTGGCCCTCTACCGGGCGGGATACACCGTCCGGGAGCGGCGACGCAAAGACAGCGGGAAAACCATTGTGTACCTGGAATACTGGAAATAGATAGCACCGCCCTCCGGGGGTACCGCCCCGGAGGGCGGGCGAAGGAGGCGAAATCATGTCCCGTAGAGATCAGCCATACATCCCCCTTTATGTGATGGATTTCTTGACGGACGAAAAACTGCGGGAATGCAGTGCGGAGAGCGTCGGGGTCTATATCATGCTTATGTGCGTTATGCACAAGCAGGAGGAATACGGGACGATCGCCCTGCGGGAGAAGGACCGTAAAAGCGCAGATATAATTTCAGACTTTTCCGCAAAGCTGGCAAAGCACCTCCCCTTTGGAGAGGGTGTTATATATCGTGCCATCCAAGAACTACTTGCCGAAGGCGTCGTCCGTAAGGACGGTGAAAAGCTCATACAAAAGCGCATGGTGCGGGACGCAGACATAAGCGATAAGCGATCCACAGCCGGAAGAAAAGGTTCCGCCACAACTAACGCAAAAATAGATGTGGCAAAACTGGATGAAGTAGAGAGGAAAGGCAGCGCAAAGGATGATCCCTTTGTCCCACTACCCTCCCCTACCGCTTCCCCGCCACCCGCAGAAGGCGGTTCCAAGGAGCTGCCGAAACGAAAAAGGGGCAAACCGGAAAAGCCGAAGATACCAAAAATCCAATATGCTGAATTTGTCTCAATGACAGAGGAGGAATACAAAAAACTTTTGGAAAGGTTCGGGGAGGAAAAAACAAAGAGAGCCATAGAAATCATTGATAACTACAAGGGCCAGAGCGGGAGGACCTACGAGAGTGACTACCGGGCTATCCTAAACTGGACAATGAAGCGTGTCGACGAAGAATTTGAGAAAAGAGGAGGCAGTAGCCATGGAGGGACCTACACGGATAGGGGAAATTCTGGGCGGTCGGCAGACCCAGGTGGATTCAGGCCGTCGGGAGGATTTAAGGGACAACAGTAGTTTTGTTACACCGCAGCAGGCAAAGGAGATCGGCTTGCGTTTTCGGAACAGGCCACCAGAACCAGCGACGTGCGAATACTGCGGAAAAAAACTTCAGCCGCTTGGAGTAGTCATGGACGAAGAGGTTTTCTTCCTGCGCCCATTCCTCCCCCGGTGTACCTGCGAGCAGGCACAGGTTTATTGGGAAGAACAGGACAAAATCGCAGCAGAGCGAAAAGCGGCAGAGGAAAAGGAGAAACGCCGGGCCGCCATACAGCGGAAAATCCAGCGGCTCCTTGTCCAGAGCGGTATTAAGCGGCGCTTCCAGCAGAGGACCTTTCAGACCTTCCGGCAGGATACGCCGGGCCGGGCCAAGGCTTACCGGATCGCGAAAGAGTATGCAGACAATTTCCCGCTCCACCAGGCCAAGGGCGACGGTCTCTACATAGAGGGCACAAACGGTACGGGCAAGACACACCTGGCAGCGGCGATTGCGCTGCAGCTTATCGGCCAGGGCGTACCGGTCATCTGTAAGACCTCAAGCGACCTGCTGCTTGACATCAAGCGGTCGTTTGACAGCGCAGATGTACGCGAGAGTGATGTGCTGGACATCTACAAGCAGGTCGATCTGCTCATTATCGACGACCTGGGAAAAGAACAGTGTAGCGATTGGAGCATGAGCACCCTCTACTCTATCCTCAACGACCGCTACGAGGATATGAAGCCTACCATCGTTACCACCAACTACAATGCAGACGGGCTGGTGAAAGCACTTGCCCCCAAGGGCTATGACGACACGAAAATTGTGGCGATTATTAGCCGCCTCCGGGAGGTCAGCACTGTTATGACGATGGCGTGGGCAGACACCAGGGGCAGAGAGGAGGCATAATCATGATTACAGAGGCAGAAAGAAAAAACCACAAAGAACTTTTTAGACTTATGAGCGAGAACCTGGAGTTGCCCGTCATCCCGTTCGTGGACGGCGAAATTGTTGCCGGAGACAATTTTGCGAGATGGATGGGGGCCTGGGGAAGCGCCAGCGTGGACGAGTACCTTTTCCCTCGGAACGAATTGGGGCCTGTAATCTTTCGGAGCGACGACGATGTGCTTTACGCACTGGAGAAATTTCTTTCTGATGCGGAGTTTGACAAACTCCCGGAGAGCGAGGAGGAATGCCGGAAGATTTATGACGCGCTCCCGTGGGAAAAGGCGATTATTGTTAATATCGACCTGCCAGATGCGGGAGGTTGAGACAGCATGAAGGAAAATATTAGGTGCAAATTGTTCTATTGCGACAGGGCGAGAGAAAACCGCTGCTGTGCCATTTGCCCTACCCGTGTAAGATGCGCCAATCCGTGCATAAACAGACCGGATAAGTGCGGTGAAGTACAGCAGATGGAGGCCTCCAATGAAACAAAGCGCCCGTAAATATTGGCATCGCCTTATGAAACAGGTTGAACCTGGAAAGGAGCGGAAAAAGTCAAAATGCAGGAGAAGCAAGAAAAAGAAGTAGGCGAGATTTTCTCCATTTCGGCCCGCCGCTGTAAACGCTGCGGAGGTCTGCTGACAAGTGACAAGGCTATCCGGGACGGATATGGCCCAGTGTGTCGATCCAAGGCTTGCAAGGAAGCCTTGGAACAGGAAATGGCGAGAGATCAGTTGAGTTTGTTCGGAGGCGAGGAAAAATGATGCTGACACACCTTTCCTTGTTCACTGGAATCGGGGGGCTTGATTTGGCCGCAGAAGCCGCCAGTTTCCAAACAGTCGCCCAGTGTGAATGGGCCGATTACCCCACAAAAATTCTGGAACGCCACTGGCCCGATGTCCCCCGCTGGAGGGACATTCGGACGCTGACAAAGGAGAGTTTCTATGAGCGGACAGGCCTACGAACAGTTGACCTTATTTCCGGCGGATTCCCGTGCCAGCCCTTTTCTGTCGCCGGACAGCGACGAGGCCAGGATGATGACCGTTACCTCTGGCCGGAGATGCTTAGAGTTATCGAAGAAATTCAGCCCACTTGGGTCGTTGGTGAGAATGTTGCTGGAATCATCCGAATGGCGCTCGACCAAGTGCTATCTGACCTGGAAAGCATCGGGTACACCTGCCAAGCGTTTGTTATTCCGGCTTGTGCCCTCGATGCCCCGCACAGGCGAGACAGATGCGCTATTGTGGCCTGCGGTGACAGCCTCAGATTACAGAGCCAGAGGACCGAACAGCCACCAGCAGGGACTGCCAGAGGTGGTGCGGATGTGGCCCACACCTACCAGCCGGAGCGGGACAGGCCCATCGCAGACGGAAACCCGTCAGGGCGGCATGGATTTGCAGACAGCGGCGGCGCTTTGGCCCACGCCCACGGTGATCGGGAACTACAGCCATCTGGGGAGCGGCCCAAAAGCGGGGACGGGGCTGCCTACAGCGGCCAAACTCTACCCAACTCCAACCCCGACAGAGCGGACATCCTTCGGGAAGGGCAAGCCTTATGTTACAGCGACCGGCTCAATTCGGAGAAAGAACAAAGATGGATCGACATCCAACATGGGCCTAACGGCCACTGTGGCGGGGAACGGCGGACAGTTGAATCCAGAATGGGTGGAGGCTATGATGGGCTTCCCCATTGGATGGACAGCGTCCGAGCCGGATGGGCAGACGGGAGTTGGGAGCTCGGAATCTCCCGCGTGACCGGCAAAATTCCAGACCGGGCGAACCGGCTAAAATGCCTCGGAAACGCTGTAGTGCCCCAACAGTTTTACCCGGTGTTTCGGGCGATAGCGGAGGTGGAAGAGCGTGGGAAACCCTTGTGACAGATGCCAGCGATACCTGTCGTGCAGCAGCCGCAGGGCCTGTGTAGCATGGCTTTGGTGGTTTTCAGCAAAATGGAGAGAATTGACAGGGGCGTTGAGGGAAGCAGACATTGAAGAAGACGGTGAATTTGGAGAATGGTGGGAATGATTGGAGAAAACGATGAAACGACTGACAACAAATAACCCACAAAACAATATAGAAAATGCGTTGAATCTGTTTTTTGTAAAGGACGGCTGGACTTGGGTGAGAGGATACGGCCGGAAGGAACACAAGGACATATCGCTGAACGACTTGGTGCGGGAAATCGCAAGGGAAAATGACCTGGAAATTGCTCAGAGCAAGGATGATTACGCACTCAGTTGCGAGATGTCGGATACTCTTTTTGTTTCGGATGGCACTATAGATGGAGAAACGGTGGTTGCGCTGTTTTTCACGGCGGCTTGGGTATGTGCAGAGTTGCGAGCCAAGCTGATGGCCTACGAGGACACCGGACTAACGCCGGAAGAGATCATGGCGGCAGCCGACCGGAGACACAACTGCAAGATTGACTGCCTGCTGGCAGCCCACAATAAGCTGCTGGACGAGGTCCAGGGCCTTGGCGGTATCGATAAAATCAGAGAAGTTATGCAAACGCCCAACGACCCGCTGACCTTGGAGGAGCTGTGCGGGATGGACGGGGAACCGGTATGGTACAAAAGTTTGATAGAAAAACACGGCGAATATTTTATTCTGCGCGTTATCAACGGAATTTATTTAGCGCAAGGTGGAGGGTCAAATAAATGCGCTGTTAATGCTGCAACTTACGGCAAGGCTTGGCTGGCATACCGCTGCAGGCCGGAGGAGGATACGCAGAATGAAAAAGAGTGAAATTGAGATAGGCCGCACCTACTCGAATGGCCGTGGCCGGGAACGAAAAGTAGTCGATATTGGCCCCCAGTACAAGTCCTACAACGAACAGGAAAGCGTTGAAAATATGCGGTACGAAGTCGTCAAGGATGGCAGCGCAAGAAACAGAACCGCAGGTATGCAACACAATATGACGCTCGCCGCATTTGCGGCCTGGGCCAAGGAGATGGCGAGTTAAATGGCTATCACACGGGTCTTTGGACGTCCGAGTTAATCCCACAGAAAGGTTTTGGAGGACAACTTACACCATTGATCCGTACCATATCATCGTAGATATGCGTTAGTGGACATAGAAGTTTAAGAGGCTGAGATGAATGGATGTAAGACAAACAACGCTCAAAATTGCAAATAGCTATGTAGAACAGCACCACCGCCATCACGGTCGGGTAATTGGGCACAAGTGGAGCCTTGCTGCATACAAGGATGGGAGGCTCTGCGGTGTAGCAATCATCGGACGGCCAACAGGACGCAGACTTGATGACGGAAAGACTTTGGAGGTTACAAGGCTCTGCACCGATGGAACCCGAAACGCCTGCTCTTGCCTTTATGCAGCAGCTGCCCGGAGAGCGAAGAAAGAGGGCTATTCAAAAATCATCACGTTTATACTGCAGAGCGAACCCGGCATAAGCCTCCGGGCGGCCGGGTGGACAATGGAAGCTGCAAAAGCTGGAAGACCAAGGTGGAACACAGAGCGATACGCAAATCGTCCAATACAACTTACTTTATTCCCTCAAAAACAACCACCAGAGGAGTACAAGCAGCGATGGAGCAAACAATTACAAGCGCCGGAGGAGGTGGGCCATGTATAAAAACGCAGAAGGTTATCCAGATCCGACAGCAGGAGCGGCCTGTGAGAACATCGAGCGTGAGCAGTGGCAGCAGGAAGCAAAACGCCTTACTGCAATCAGCAGACTTATCCCTATACTGAAACAAACGGCTGAATTAGTTGGGTTTGAGGTTGTTGGACGGATAACCCTACGGGACAAAGAGACGGGCCGGGAGTACAGGTGAACGGTGAGGAGGCAAAAAGTAATGGACACCAATGTGGATAAAGAAAAAACCGCGATTATACGCCTACAAGAAGCCTCTCAAATGTCGCTGGCTCTTTACGAGCTCCCGTTAGTTATAACAATATCCGGCGGAAAGGATAGCTCTGTTTGCCTGGAGTTGGCAAAACGGGCCGGAATACCGTATGAAGTGGTGCACAATCATACAACAGCGGATGCACCAGAAACGGTATATTTTATAAGAAGAGATTTCAAGAGAATCGAAGCACAAGGGATAAAATGCACACTAAATTACCCGATATATAAGGGAAAACGGACGTCTATGTGGGACCTTATCCCACAAAAGTTGATACCGCCCACAAGGATGGTGCGATACTGCTGTGATGTGCTGAAAGAAGGAGGGGGAAAAGGAAGATTTATCGTTACTGGAGTACGCTGGGCAGAAAGTGTAAAGAGGGAAAATAGCCGCGGTGTGCTTGAGATTCTGCATCGAGATAAAGAAAAAAGGATCGTATTAAACAATGACAACGACGAAAGGAGAAGACTGTTTGAAACCTGCGCCTTAAAGGGGAAAAGAGTTTGCAATCCCATTATAGATTGGTCGGACGATGATGTATGGGATTACATACGAGG